GGGGGGGGTAGGGTAAATATTTATTTATTATTTAATCTCACAGTATAGTATAAAAAATTTTGAGGATAGTAAATGTCCACACATGAGCTTATGAAAGCCCTTAAAGGGCCGATTAATAAAAGAGAAAATAAATTGGCTGCCCTGTTAAAAGATACCGAGGATGGGCAATTAACGGCCATTGTGACCCATGCTGCGGACCCTGACATAATCGTTAAAACATCCGATAACAAACTAACCCTGAAATTTGATAAAATTCCTGATTGGGACTGGAAACATTGCTTAAGTGCTGAAACACTGCATCTATTTTTGAGCATTCCACAGGAATACTTCGATTTGACTGATGACAAATTGCGTAAACGCCTACGCTTAACGCCCCAAATCCTGCAATTAAAGCACCATTTTTGGTATTTGTATGATCAATGGGTTGCAGGTGCCAAATATCGAGGTGGCACGCCTGGAATTGCTGATTTTTGTCGTGGAATCTGCGATGTACAGTTTTTTTATGCTTTGCGAAAAAGACCCGACTTCTTAGCATGGTTTTTTAGGCGTGAGGCGGCTTTTAAAGCTTCTTTATTGGCTTTACAGGGCTTATTAATGAATAAATTGTATAAAATTGCTGAACTTGACAGTGTGTCTTGGAATGACAAGAAACGTAAACATGATGTTGATATTCATTTAGCTCGATTGCAAATGCAGGCACTTAAATATTGTGCAGCCGTAGATTCTGTTCAATCTGTTCAGCATAAGCATCTCCATATGGTTCAATCTTCTGAGGGAAATGATATGGCTAAAACGGTTGATGCTGCTATTGATCTAGATGTTAGTAAAATGCGTCAAAAGGCTAGGACTATTTCTAGAGAAAATGCTAAGTTTGTACAGGAATTAGAAGCTAGGAAAAAACAATCAAGTGATTCAGAATCAGCAGAGTAGTTTTGATTTATCATCCTTAGATGATTATCAGATTGAGCAGAAAATTTGTAAGCATAATGCTGATTTGGAGTTAATGGCTTCTCAAGCTCCTCATTTGTTTAAGCATAAGTTTTATACTTGGTCTAGAGAGGTTTTTGAATCTGAGAATCGTAAGATATTTTTGTGTGCTGGTAATCAGTCTGGCAAGTCTACTGTTATGATTATGAAGAATATTGATTGGCTTACTGATGTGTCTAAGCGGGCTGAGCGTTGGCCTAAGATGGTTTCGAAAGGTGGTAACCCGACTTTGTTTTGGTATTTTTATCCTGATAAGGACACTATTGCTGAAGAGGTAGATACTAAGTGGGTTCCTTTGTTGTTGTGTGATGATAAGCATAGGTCTAGTCCTTATTATGCTAAGCTTATACCGGATGCTCATAGTTATAAGGGTATAGATTTTCCTAATGTTGATGGTAAGCTTCGTTTTAAAACTTATAATCAGAAACGTGCTGGTTTACAGAGTAGGACGGTTGCTCATGCAACGTTTGATGAGGAGCCGGAGTTGCGTACTGGTGAGAAAAATATTTTTAATGAAGTTGTTACTAGGCTATCGTCCAATGGTGGTTATTTGTTAGTTGGTTTTACTGCGATATATGCCCAGGATTTTTTTGCTGCAATTATGGAGGATGAGACTTCTGATGAGAGGTATAAGAATGCGTGTAAAGTTCATGCTACTTTGTATGATTGTAGGGAGTATGAGGATGGTACTCCTGGTTATTGGACAGATAAAGAGATTGAGGATTTTAGAGCTACACTGACTAGTGATGCTGAGATTCAGAAGAGAATTAATGGTCGTTTTGTTAAGGGTATAGGTACTGTATATAATGGTTATAATACTAAGACAAATAGGACTTCTGATTTAAGTATTGGTGGTGCTTGGGACATATATGGGAGTGTTGATGTTGGTTCTGGTGGGGATCAAGATGCTGCTGCGGTAATTTTTTTAGCTATATCTCCTGATGGTAAAAAGGCTAAAGTTGTTGGTGGTTGGAAGGGTGAGTATGGTATTGAGACTAGTAGTGGTGATATATTAAAAAAGTATATATCTTTGCGAGATGATTTAATTCGTAAGTATAAGCGTTCAGTTTCTGTTCAGGTTTATGATCATAGTTCTAAGGAGTTTGAGATGGTATCTCGAAGGGCTGGTGAGATTTTTCATAAGGCTAATAAGAAGCGAGATGATGGTGTTCAGACTGTGAATACGTTGTTTAAGAATAATATGTTGCTTCTTTGTGCGTTGCCTGAGTTGCAAGAGTTAGAGAAAGAGTTGTGTAATTATATTTATAATGCTAAAGGTAAGCGAGTTAAAGATTTTTGTGATGCATTAAGATATGCTGTTATGGCATATGGAGATAGATGGGATTTTTCTGTTCTTAAAAGAGAGGATCAAGAAGTTAATGATATTAATGAGGGTGTATTAGCTAATAATCCTGATGATTTAGATTTGCAGGTTGGTATAGGTAATCATCCTGATAATATTCATGGAATTTATGGTCCTGAGGATTATCCGAGGTTAGTTAGAAAAGATAAGCTTAAATTAAGAAGTAGAGGTTATAGACGGCCTGGAGAGTATGAAGAAGCTAAGAGTGTATCAGAGCAGGTTATTGAAGATTATAAAAGGAATTTATCTGAGAATTATGGTATTTATTCATCGTGATAAAGAAATGGATTTGATAGAGCAATGTTCACGACTTGGTGTTATTAGGTTAAAGTATAAGAGTTTAGATGTTGAGTTTAGTCCTATGAGTCAGTTAGTAGAAGGGAAGGAAGAATTGAAGAAGATTGCTGAATCTGATTTAAATAGAGCAGAGCCTGATCCTTTTGTTGATTCGCCTGCTGAGTATGAGAAGAAAATGATAGAGAAGATTTAGGGGAGTGTTTTGGTAAGAGTACCGAATGTTGCTACGTTGGATCAGTGGCGAGAGCGTGGTCGTGTTAAGGATGAGAATCATTTTTCTGAGCAGCGTATACATGCTCAGTTAGTGGCATGTAAGCATTTTAAATATCAGAATATGACTTTACCTTCTCATATTTATTTGGATCGTGATGGTAAGACTTCTGTTGAGATTCCGATTAATTATTTAGGTAAGTATGCTCGTATTAAGCAGAATAAGTTAGTGATGCATGCACCTATGGTGCATATAGTTGATAAGAGTGGTAATGAGCGTGTGGATCGGAGTGCTGCTGATTTGGCTCAGAAGATTTGGGCTGATATTGTGTATCGTCATGAGTTTAAGCATATAATTAAGGATTGGGCGTTTGATTATACTGTTTTGGGTGAATGTATTGCACGTATTTCTTGGGATCCGCAGAAAGGTACTCCTGTTCAATCTATTCCTAATAATATGATAGATATTTCTAATAATAGTAGTAGGGGTGCAGAGGATGGTATTGTTGGTGATGTAGGTCCTTCTAGTAGTGAAAGTTTAGAAAGTACTACAGTTACTATGTTTAGTGGTGATTTAAGTATTGAGCGAGTGGAGCCGTGGAATTTGATTCGTCCTGAAGAGTGTAAAGACATTAAGGATGCAGAATGGTTATGTATAGATCGTTTTATTAATAGAGATACTATTAAGAGTTGGTTTCCTAATGATGCAGATATGCAAAATAAGATTTCGGCTAGTATGGGTAATGAGTCTGCTACTTCTTTTATGTATGATATGAGTCAGGGTTTTTATGAGGCTCAGAATTTGGTTAGGGTTAGTGAAATGTATTTTAGGCCTTGTGCTAAGTATCCTTATGGTTATTATATTTTTTTCACTAACAATACAATTTTATACAATGGTGAGTTGCCGTTTGGCATATTTCCGATTTTGCATCGAGGTCAGTTGAGAACTAATAGTAATCCTAGGGGTCATAGTTTACTTAGGGATGGTAAGCCTATTCAAGCGGAGATTAATAGGTGTTTTGGGCAGGCTATTGAGCATAGTTTGTCTTTGGGTGATGATAAAATATTTTTACCTGAGGGTAGTAAGATTCCTAAGACGGTTAAGGAGCCTGGTTGTCGTATATTATTTTATAGTTCACCGTTAAATTTTAAGGAGCCTGTTATTGTGTCTGGTCGAACTGGTATGCAGCACGTTGAGCAAGGTTTTAAATTTATTGATATTATGAAGGATCTTTTTAATGAAGTTGATCCTAATGCTGCTGGAAGTCCAACACCAACTAGGGCTGGTACTCAGAATATAATGGGTATGTTGTTTAGTTCTAGTCAGGATCGTGAGAAGAATGCTTTTTATGCTTCGGATTTTGAAGATTTTTTAGTTAGAACGTGTGATTGTATTTTGAAAATTGTTCGTAATTTTTACACTGATGAGCAGTTGATGACAGCTTTGGGTGAGAGTGATTTTGCTTCTGCTGAAGATTTTAAGAATCATAAGTTGCGTGATACGATTGAGGTTGAGCCTACAACGCACAGTACTTTTAATACATTTGGTAGGCAGCATGTTTTTGATGTTGCTATGCAATATGCGTCTAAGTATTTGCAGCCGAAAGATGTGGGTTTGATTTTACAGGCTATGCCTTTAGGTAATAAAGATGTTGCATTTCAAGGGTTGGTTTTTGATCAAAAAATTGCTGATGGTTTGATTCGTAATTTGGATAATGGTCGTGATATTCCTATTAATCCTTTAGGTGAGGATATTCCATTTATGATTAAGAATTTAATTAGTCGTATTAAGGATCCTGGTTTTATTAATAAGCCGCCATTTATTCAGGAATTATATAATAAGAAGTTGATGGAATATCAGCAGATTGAGGCTCAGCAGCAGCAGTTGCAAATGCAGTTAGATAAACAGATGATTCCGGTTGATGGTCCATTGGTGAAGATAGGGACGATGAATGTGCCTAATACTACTGGTGGTTCTAAGGCTACAGTTCCTTTGAGATTGCCTGAGGGTGCTTTGAAGTGGTTAAGAGAGGCATTAGATCAAAGGGGTATGACCCAGGAGAGATTGGTTGGTATGGATATGGCTACAAAAAACCGTATATTAACTGTAGCACAACAAATAGCTGCTTCTGGTCAAGGTGGACAACCACAGGAATCACAACAGTCTTTACCACCGCCCCAGTCACAACAAATGGCTGGACAACCAGATTTATCTAATGTATTGGGTGTTTAAACTAAGAGGAGAGAACTATGCGTGAACATTCTACTGCTGTGACAGTTGGTGAGGCTGCTGCACAGAGATTAAATGAAGCACAACCGTTAGATCCAGGTGTTTTGCCTGATGATAAAAATGCTTTAAAAAATGAGTTGACGGGATCGGAACCAAGTAAAAAAGAAACACCGGATGAAATTCAAGAACCAAAATTAGATAAAACACAATTAGATAAAGTTTTTTCTATGCAGAAAGAAGCTGCGGAGCAAGAACTTCATCAACAAATGACTGATGAAGAAATGTTACGAAGACAAATTCAAGGTGAGGGTAGTCCTGAAACTTCTCAGCAACCTGCTGCTCAACCTGCTGCTCAACCTGCTGCTCAGTCTACACAGTATGATTTTAAGGATCCTAAGAATCCTGATTGGAAACCTAATCATAAGTATAAAGTTTTTGGTAAAGAGCAGGAATTTCCTGAAGATATAAAGAAAATATCAAACACTAAGGAAAAAGAAGATCATTACAGAGAGCTGTATACCCGTGCACATGCTTTTGATAATGTTAAGGCTAATGCAGATAGATTATTAGAAGAAAATAAAGTTTTAAATGAAGTACAAACAAAATCTAAAACTTATGAATCTTATTTGTTAAAATTGCATTCTCTTGTCAAAAGCGGAAATCCTGATCATGTATTACGTTATCTAAAATTTTCTCCTGTTCAGATTAGGAATTTTGTTTCTACTAGAGGAGCTGCATTAGCAAAAGCTTATGATGATGGTGGTGGTGCTTCTGGTGTAAATGCGTTAGAAAAATGGTATGATCAAGGTTATAATGAGGTGGTGTTGAAGCAACAATTAGAAGATCAGAAAAAACATCAGCAGTTTCAAGAAGAGGCTATAGTTAAGTCAGAGTATCAAAATTGGAAAAATAATGCTAATTATTATACTGATACGAAGCCTGAATATAAAGAAGTTGCAGATCGTTGGAACAAAATAGGTAATTCTCAAGATGCATTTTCTAATACAGTTAATCAAGTTGCTCTTGATTATATAAATCGTTATAATAGGCTTCCTAGTGCGGATTACGCAGTTCAAGAAGCCGCAGAATTTTGTAAAAGAGAAGCCATAAGATTGCAAGATCAATTTGGCAATGTAGATACTACAATGAATACTAATAAAAAGTTTACTGTACCACCCAATTTGTCTAATAACAGTGTTCCGGGTTCTAGGGTTGGACAAGCTATAGAAACTATGGATCAGTTAAAGAACTTTGTTGCAAGTGGGAGGCAATAAATATGACTGAGAAAGAAGAGATAAAGAATGCACCTGATAGAATAGTTTGTAGAAAACTTATAGAAAAAGATGAAAATGAAATTGCTAGTGCAATATCTAGTGCAATATATTGTCCTAATGTATTTAAAACTCAGAGTAAATTTTTAAATACAACTTTTAGCAATTTAACTACAATTTATGTCTTTATTTTGAGAACAATTAATAGTTTTCAGAGTAGACGATTTTTTGAACATTTATTTAATTTTGAAACAGAGATGAAATTTGCACTATTAAATACGTCCTTTCCTGGTGAAATATCTCGTTTTTTAACGGGAGCATCAGAAGAATTGTCGGCTGTAATTAGAAGTATTAAATCTGAAAATACAGGAGGTTTAGATTGCTCTGATGATAAAATATTATTAAATAAATATGATCATTTTTTGTCAAAATTAAGTTTACAGCTTAGGTCTTATAATACAGTTATAAATGAAATAACTTCTAAAGATGATAAAAATTAATTATGGCTAAGGGGGGTTTTTTTAAAAGTTCTAATGCTCCTAGTTTTGGAGCAAAGCCTAGTGGAATTTCTACTCCACAGAAGTTTTCTTTAAATATTAAAAGTAAAACAAATATTAATACACGAAAAGTTCGTAAAAAACAAAAGCGATAATTAATATAATTTTTGTTTTAATCTTTTTCGATATATTCTATTAAAGTATCCTCTTTTTCCTCTTAAATGTCTTACAAGCTGTATTCTTGATTCAAAGCCAAATTTTTTATAGATAGATTTTAGTTGATAGGTGATATTCGCAGTTGATGTACCTAGTCTTTCTCCAATTTTTCTAGAAGGCAAATTATCTAGCATTAAAATTGCTACCTCCATCTGTCTGGTTGTTAGTTTTTTAGTTTTAAGATAATCAATGAATATATGTTGTTCTTCTTTAGAGTATATCATTCTAATTGTGTTGCTTGTCAGTTTTTGAGGCAGTTTTCCTAAGTAGAGCAATGCTTCAATGCCTCTTGTTGTAAGTATAAAGCAAGTTGTAATGTTGACTTAAGTTTTAATTTTTTACGTATTGATTTGAGTTTATGCGAACAATTTGGTTGAGATACACCCATTTTATGGGCAATATCATTTATGGAATTATCTAGAAATAGGTAAGCACATACTTCAATTTCACGTGGTGTTAGTTTTTTTTTAATTAGAGCATCTTCCATGGGTTGAATAAAACAGGCTCTTTTTAGAGTATATGTCTTTAATTTCACATGTTTAGATATGTTTTTTATACCTTTATACATGATATTTAGTATATATAAATTCTTGAAAATAATCAATTTTATACTTGTATTCATGTATTTTATACATTAGATTGCGGTCGTTAATTAGTGGGATCGCAAATCCGTTAAGTGTTCGCAAATCACTGAAGCTAAGCTAACAGACATTCTAAATAAAAATAATATAAATGGTAAAAAGCAATTTTGTTAGACGTTTAGTCTAACTAAGGAGAATAAATTATGGCTAAAGGTGGGTTTTTTAGGAGTTCTAATGCTCCGAAGCTGGGTGCAACGACAATTAGTCCAGCTACGGTGCAATTATTCCAAAATAACGTAAAAGATATTAAGCTTCCCCAAATTGGTGCAGTAGAGCTATTGAGCCAAATTGGGATATTAAATAAGCTGTTAAATCAAAAGGGCATAATTTCTGGTAAACAATGGAAAAGTCAGGAAGGTATTTCTTTAACTTTTAAGGATGCAAGAGCTGCTGCTACTTTGGTTGGTGGTCTTGTTCCTAGGAAATGGAGAAGTAATTCTACCTGGGTTAGAGGTTTTCTAGATGATTATGTTGAGTATTATGGTTTAATAGGTGTGGATTTCACTGATTTACGAAGACAAGGTAATTATGATCCTAAGATCATGTTTGCCGATGTTATTAGTGAGGAAATGTCATCGTTAATTACATCTATGAAATTGGCGATAAGCAGAACTTTGGTTTCAGGTCCAATTTTAAGTAAAATTATTAATGCTGTAGATGTAGATGCTACTGCTACTAAACCTGGAATTGGTGGTTATACAATACAAGCTGCTGATAATGATAAATATGGAGTTAATAACAAAGTTATAAGAGTGCATGTTACTCATATTAATCAATTTACAGCTAATCAACCTGTTGTTTTAAGTAAAACTGGCAAAAGAAGGTTAGCAAGAGTAGCACCAAAGAATTGGTGTGTATCTGATGAAGTTTCATTTGAAGCAGATGCTACTCATTATCAATCAACTGTTACAGCAAAAGTAGCTGAAGGAAAATCAATAATTAGAAAGTCGTTTCCTACTGGTGGTATGCTGACACTTGTTGGTATGGATGCTGATGGAGATGATGAAGATTTTGAAGCAGCTGATGTTGGATATACAGATGTTATGTTACCTTCGGTTGCTAACATTGGAGCAAGTTCTAGTGCAGCAGCAGCTACAACTGGTTATTTTTATAGTTTGCTTGATTGGCTTGATCCTACTAGTACAAAGAAGTTATTTGGTATAGATAGAGATTCGTATCATTTTATGAAAGCACAGCATATGTCTGCTGGTGATCTTGGTTCAGGTGAAAATGATCCAGATATTATAGATGCTATTTTTGACTTTTTAACCTTAATGGGTTGTTTAGATGTACCTATTGGTATGCTTGAAGTAATCGTAGATACAGTATGGTTTTCACATATTGTTAGGTTGTTAGAGAAAGAAAAAGGCGGCTATAGAGATGCTGGAAAAATTTCTATAACTAAATTTAACTGGAACTCTGTTTTTGTTAGATCTCCTAGAGGTGGAGTAATAAAAGTTACATCCTATAATGAGTGGATTCCTAATAAAGTAGCAGTTTTGAATTGGTCTACTTGGAAATTCTTAACTGATGGTCTGTTTAAGGTCATTAAAGATCCTAGTAGTAATCAAGATTGGTATCCTGTTAGGTCTGATTCTAAGCCTGGAGTTGCGGGTAGTTATGAGTTTTTGAATGATAATGCTACATTCGGACAATTAGCTTGTAAAATCCCTGTTGCTAATGGAATTATAACTGATTTACCTACACCAATGATTGGTAGAGGTGGAAAGGCCATAAGTCCATATGGGTCATTAGGAGTTAGATAATCTAATCTAACGAGAAAAATTAATAATACGGCTGGCTTTTTAGCCAGTCGTATTATATTATTAAGCTATGTTTGATAATTGCAAACCAGAAGAACAAACCTATCAGTTCACATTTGATGAACTTTATTCACTTGCTAATATTATAAGAGAAAGACCTATGTCTAATGCAGAAACTAGAGCAGCTATATCTAAATATTTAAGTTATAAAAAGCATGAAACTAAATATTTGAAGTATAAAGAGCATGAGAAAAAAGTTAAAAACCAAGATAGTAAATGAATCTTATAGCTTAAATTTAGATGAGCTAGAGTTTCTTGTTGTTGAATGCATGAGAGATAGAATAGACCGAAGTCAATCTGGTCCATGCTTAGAGCTATGGAAATTAGGAATAAAAGATGTTATTAAAAAAATCTTAGAAGATAAACGATGGAAACCTATTGCATATACAACTGACAATTCGGAACAAGTATGAGAATTGATGGTATTTTAGAAAATTTTAGCATTGAGGTTTTACCGTCATTACCAACTATAAATAATACATTAGGTCGTTTAGTTATTAATAATAATTTAGTTTATTATTATAATGGAACTAAATGGCAACAATTATTAGAACTAAACGATACATTAAAAAAACAATTAGCTCCTGTATCTGACCTAGCTCATACAGGCTATATAACCTCAGTTAATGCTGCTGGAGATAGATGGGAATTTAAAGATTTAAGAGAGCTTTTGTTAGATATAGTTCCTTCTCACCACGAAGCTCAAGATTTTGATGGTTATGTTTTTGTTACATCTAGTGCTCCTATTGCTGGGCAAATTGGACTCGCTAATGGCTATTACTATCTAAATCCTAAATCAAACGATTTAGTAGAAATTGTTAAACGATTTCGTTTAGGCAGTAAGTTTGAAATTAAAAATGCTGCTGGTACAAATTCTATTTTAGGCTATATAGACGCTGGTTTTACTAAAACTGGAAATATTTTTAAATTTAGATTTGAAGCTGACAGAGGAACTACAACTGTAGGAACAGGCACTTTTACTAACAATGCTGCTGTTAATTTAGCAATGACAGGGGGTCTATGGATTGAAGGTGGCAGCATTACACCAGCTAGACTAGACTCTAGCGATGGAACATTAGTTGATACAGACAAAATAGTAGGAGTTCAAGGTGACGAATTTGTAGAAGATTCAGCAGATAGATTAATACCCTCAGGTGGAACCACAGGACAATTTGTTAAGAAAACCGCTAGCGGTAGACAGTGGGAAACTGAAAATCCGCCACCAACACCTGCTGCTAACAACGTTCGTGGTAATTACTTAGTAACCACAAACAAAAGAATATTAAGTGACGATTTCCTTTTAGGATTAAATTCTATTGGAGACACTATAATTAAAGAAAGTGTTAGCAATTTTAGTTCACGATATGAACCTGTTGCACTCAGAGAAAGAGAATTTTTAAATTATAATTTTAATTCAGCTAATAAAACACCAGTCAATAAAGGTGATGTATATATTAAATATAGTAGTGCTTTAAATTATACTCTTAATTCAACTGTGAGATTAAATAGTAATTTTTCAAATGGACTTGTTGGATCTGAAGGAATTAATAATATAAATAGGCTTGGTTATGGATCTTTTACAGTAGATAAATTTAATAGAGTACAACTTCAGATTGTTATACTTAATGGTCTTAGTCTTACTGTTTCGCAATTTAGTACTTGGATAAATGTTTCTACTATACCAACAATAGCATCATCAGTAACTATTCTTAATAGTACTAATTCTTTAAGCGTAACCATTGGTTCATTAACTTATTATTTAGCTATAAATAGCAATAATTATCTTGTAATTGCTCCAGTAACTGCTCAAACTGGACGGACATTTATTTATTATACAGGAGAATATGATAATTCAATTAGCATTAAACCAAAAGATGATGATTTAAATTATTTTAGAGCAGTTCTAAAACAACACTATGCTTTTAGAGTTGTTAATTCTACTAATACTATTGGCACTAGTTTTTTATTAGCTGAAGACGCTACAGAAGCTTCAGGAGTTTTTACAGCTAAAATTTTATATCGATCAGCAGACAGGTTAGGTAGGGGTAATAACTTTAGCATTCTTGGACACAGTATTCCTAATGGAGTAATTAATGTTACAAGTTATGGTAAATTTATATCAAATGGTCGATTAAAACAGCAAATAACTTCAGGTGGATTACTTAGCAATCTTAGTGCTGTAAGTGTAGGAGCTGTTAATACTGTTGTAAACAGTCTTACTCCTAGATTGACACCAACTCCATCTACCCGAAATGCAGGGCAATATATTAAAGCAAACGCTGCTGGAAACGCCTTGGAATTTACACCTAGAAGTCCTATTGGACCCAATCTTGCGTTTGCTTTAACAAATCGTAGAAACAGAGTTGTACCTATATTATTGCTATCTTCTAATAACGGATTAAGCTTTGAACAAATACCAATGCCCATGCTTACTGAATCAGGTGCATTATTAGGTAGAGCTAGTTGTGTTTTAGATAGAGACAATGTTTTTTATATTAAGAGTGTATCGTCTCGAGATCTTATTTTAATAAAAACTAAAACAAATATTAATAATAGCTCTACTTATGAGACTGTTACAATTAAGTCTAATTTTGTATCTGCGAGTACTAGTATAAGCCAATCACGTTTGCTTTTTATAGATGAAAACAATTTTTTACTGACATATAATACATGGGCTGATTCAGCTTTTAAATTAGCAAAGCTTACTAAATCAAATAATATTTGGACATCTACAAATATTACTTTACCAAGCGGTTATACTTTTGGAGAAGTTTTAAGTGCATGGGATATTAATAATATTTATATAGTATCTAGTGGTACTGGCAATGCAAATGCAATAGTTGTACATAGAACTACAAATGGTGGAACGAGTTGGACACTTGATAGTTCTAGCGGAATAACTTTAGCATTGGCTACTTCAGCAAGTGCAGGGTTTGCTAAAACCCTCGCTTTAAATGGAAATCCAAAATCAACCATTAAAATGGTTTCAGCAAATGAATGGTATATGATGACACCAAGAATATCAAGCATTATTGATTCTACATTACGATCAACAGTATTAACAAACGTTCTTAAGAAAAGTGTAGATAAAGGACTTACTTGGACAACTGTAAATAAATCCTTTGTTGATATGTACAATATAGTAGATACCGCAGGTTATAATGTTTCTTATGATGAATGGAGTAGTTTGTCAGCGTTTTCAGTATGAAGATTTCAAGTAATTTAAAAAATTGGACCATACAAATAGTTAGTAGCTTTCCTACTAATCCATCTATTAATACTTTAGTAATATTATTAAATGATAAAAGAATTTATCGATATAATGGCTCTAGTTGGAATAAATTAACTTTTTCAACTGATATAATTAATAATTTATTACCAGCAGCTAATTTATTAAATGCAGGAAAACTTGTTAAAGTTGATAATTCAGGAAATTGGGCATTTGTAGGCATAGGTGGTGAAATTATTGATAATTTGCCATTATCTTTTGTTCCTAGAAGTTTTACCAGAGTAACATTTGGTCAATTTGTAGAAGGTGCAATCTCTCATACAGGCAACGAATGGACAGTTTATGGTGAAACTAACGGGTTATTTCGCTGGATAAAAAGAGGAGTTATATTATCTATCAGCGAAATGCCAGGACAACCTTCAACAGGCACAATAGTAGGAACAGTCACAAGCGACATTACTAAAACTACAGGTAAAAATGGCTTTAACGGCAATGCATACACATTTACAATGTCATTCAGTGAAACAGGAGATATACAAACTAATACACAAACTCGAATAGTTGTATCTGCTCCCTGGCTACTACCAGACGATAGTTTAACTACCTTTGAAATTAAATCTATTCCAGGCATTTTAAATAATACAGGCAAAGTCTTAGGCGTTAAAGGAACTGCTTTTATAACAGATTCTGTTAAAAGACTGCTTTTAGATAGTGTTCCAGGTGAAGTAGGACAATTCTTAAAAAAGAAATCAAATACTGAATATGATGTTGAATACGGTCCAATAGATGAAAGTTTTATCCAAGGATACTCATTAAATACAACCGAAGGTGATATAATTAATATTCTAGGACTTGAAGATGAAGTTATTTTAACAGAAAAATTTAGTGATCTAGAGAGTATTACTTCTCATTTAACTGATTTTCTTTTAAATTCTAAAATTAGTGTAGTAACTAATAATCTTATTTCTTCTGTTGCTAATAATAGTTATGCAAGTAGACTTAATGTTTTATATAATCGAACTCTTCCGTTAGTTAGCACTGTAGACGCTAATAAATATGCAAGAATTAAAAAAACAGGTGTTTCATATTTAAATTATTTTGAATTTGGAGATCCACCATCAGAACCAGATAACATTTTTGCTTTAATGGGCATTTATCGAGATGGTAGTTCTAATAATCCTATTATATGTTATTCATTTGATGGTGGTGTTAGTTTTAAATATAGACAGTTTAACGCCCCAACTAATATTAGTGATGCATGGGGAGATATAGTAGATAGAGATGAAATTATATTCGGTTTTTATAATGCAGGATTTGCTGTAGGTAGTTTTTTGAATTTTTCTTCTCAAATTAATAGGAGAGCTGTTTTAAGTACCCCTACTATTGTTGGATCAATACCTTTAGGATCAATAACTAGTTTTAAGGTCGCTGTAAAAGATTTAGTTTTTTATATAACTATGGATGTTGGATCTCGTGGTTCCGAAGTATGGAGATTTAGTCGTCCAAATATACAAAGTAGATATACTGCAACTAGGATTAGGCAAGATATTAATTTTCAAGTTCGTTTGTTAGGTGCATGGGGTACTAATGATGTTTGGGTATATTATATTTGGAATCAATCTACTCGTGATATATACTATACAACCAACGCAAGTTCTACTAATCCATTTTGGAGTTATAATTCAGAAGTTTCTATATTAAGTCGTAGTGCTATTGTTAATACAAGGAATTTTGCAGCTATTCTGGAAAGGGATAACGCTTGGAAATCTGTAAAAATGATAAGTAGAAATGAATGGTATTTAATGTCAGGATATGCTGCTGATGTTGGTGCAGCTTATCAAGACGTTGAACCAAATGTATTAAAATTTAGTAGTGATAGAGGCAATAATTGGATAGTTTTATCTAAACCATTTATTGATACTTATTCAAGAACTAAGAAAAAATATATAGGCACTTCTTTATCTAATATAACAGGTAGAAAATGGATTAGTTTAGGTGTCTTTCCTAGGGCGGTTTAAATTTTTTAATTTTTCTTTGTATTGGTTCATTGTTAAAAAGGAATCATTATCTAATAGTTCTTTTTCAATGAAATTTATTAATCCTAATTTAAATTTTTCAATATTTAAATTTTTTCGAATATCTTTTCCATTACTAGCTTTTGTAAATTTGCCCTGAGTAGCATATAATTTGTTTCGTAATACATTGAGGAATAATATTTCTATCTCTTTTGCTGTTAGAGCATAGGTTTGTTCATCTATAATCTTTTTACCTATACTCATATAGTATCTAGGTGTTGCCATTTTTATCTTCAAATAAGATTGTTAATATTATTTTAGTTTTTTTAGATTTGTCAATGATCCAAAATTCACCACTTTGTGATAATATTTTGTGATCTTTAATTATCTCTGTGGCAATGTCTTTACTTATACGTTTTTCTCTTACATATTTAACTTTACCATCACCATCTATAATACCTGTTAGAGCAGCGAATTTAGACTGATCTCGCTTATGGTAATAATATATAATTACACCAAGATCTGGGCACATGAATATTGCATTTTTAGAATCTTGTTCCATGCAATCAGTTAGCCATTCCTTATTTTTAATTTCACTTATTTTCTTTTTTATCATTATATCACCTTTGGTCTAGTTTTGTGTCCACAAACTTCATGAAGCCAAAAATAATTAAATATTAATTGACCATAGCTGTTTATATTGATTTTTTTTATTTTAAAGAAAGTTGCAATTTTTTTAGCAAATTTTGAACCTTTTTTTATTAGCTGTTCTCTGTCTTTAGCTGATGATACATCTTGTTTAAACTGGCATGTAAACCAATCATGAAATTGATCCCATATAAATAATTCTATAAGATCTAATTTAGCTATATTTTTGTTTAACTGATTTTCTTTTTCTTTCCATGTGTTATGTGATTCATTGTGTATGTTATCATGAGCTATAACATACATTCTTGCTATTGTGCCTATGATATTAAGACTATTTGCTGGTATGTCAAAAATAGCTGATTCGTTCGATTTTGTAGCTATTTTTAGTTCATTTATTATTCTTTCTGAATTTTTAGTTTTACGAAATTTCATTGTCTTTTTGGTTTATTATTATAATGGAACTATAGGTGGTATAAGTAAACACCAATAGCAATCACAATCTGGGTCTTTTGCTGTTTTTTGTAAATTTTTACTACCTGTATGAGACTTATTACATAAGTATTTAGCACATTCGTTTGTAATATATTCTCTCTCTTTGACTGATTTAATCCTTAAATATGCTGGTTCTCTGTTTAATGGAAACTGTATTGGTCTAGTATCTAAAGTAGTTAATTCTCGAAAGAGATTGATGTTAATAAAATCAGATTTTTTATTATATATATTTTCAGCATGAAATCTATCTCCAAGCTCTAAGTATCTTGTGAAGATTTGATTAGGTGTGGTTATTACTCCGTCATCATCATCAGGATGTTGATTTTTTTTCCCAAAGCGTATAACTCGAGGATATTTACCAAGATCTACTTTTAAAAAATTTACATACTTAAGTATTTTAGATTTTTGATTATTGAGTGCTGTTTCTATAGGAAAATGTAGGCTCATTCTGGTATTTCCATACTATCAGGTAAACTTAACTCACCACCTAAGTCATCGTCAATGAATTTTATGGAGCAGTTTTTTTCGTAATCGAACTCATTTAAGTTTTTTTGTATTTTGACTGTGCAATCTATTGTATCAAACATATTGCTATTTGTATTGTTCATTTCTTGTATTTTAGTATAATCAGGTTGTTGGTTATTAACCATCATAGCATTTATTTTATCAAGGTCTTCTTGAGTACCATAAATACAGGGATTTTTTATTCTTATAGTTTTTACAAAGTGTATTATAGGGATACCCATTGTCCAACCATTAAAAAATTGAATATGATGCGGATTTTGAACTAAATTTGTAAAATAATAATTTCCTGATATTGCTGTATTTCTACGATCAAGATCAATAAAGAATTGTGCATAATTACTCCATTTATTATCAGGAAAATCATAAGGTAGATTTTTTATTCGTTCAGGTGGTATTCTCATGTATTGAAAAGCCCCGGCCTGGTGAGCATATCTACGTCTTGATCCTATTATATAATAACCCCGACCACCATTAACTCCTGGGTCTATACTAACATTATCAAGAGTTCCCATTATTAATGTGTTATTAATATATATATATATCATAGGTTTTTTTCTTGTATTTGTGTCAAATGTTTCTACGTTTTCATAATTTAAATATGGTGATAAAAATATATTTCCTACGGAGTAAGCTTGTTGAGAAATTATCATGTATCTATTATTAACAATAAAGGATGCATTTGTAAAGTTTGCTCCTGGTTGTGGATCACCTCTTTTAAAAGCGTATATTTTGTAAAAATTAAAGTTCATGGATAATCCGCTAAATCTATCTTGATTATATTTATCGTTAGATAGCAAAGACTCTGATGGAATAACTGTTGTATTTTGACCGTTTCTAAGGTTAAAAGATATAGGTGTTAAATTATTCCAATTATCATTTACTCTATTTTCTAAATTTAAATTATCCCAATTATTAACGAGGGTTATTCTATTATATAAAATATCTTCCATAGTTTCATTTGGGTATAAAAAATATTTTTCAGTACGACTTAGCCAAGCATCGCCTGGATGTTGTCTTCTTTCAGTTTCTAAAATTTGTGGATTTGCTAAATCTACAGGTATTTGCGTTGATAATTTGGCAGAAAAATCTCTAGTGTCAGTATTAATTTTCCCAGTATTTTTAGTTTTATTTTTTAATGTAAATACAATATTAGCATGTGGTGCTACTGAGTTATCATCATATGCAGTTATATTACTGGATGGAGTACTTGGTTTAGTATTTATAATATCTATTGTACCTTCTCTTGAGAAAGCTTTACTTTTACTATTTATTGCAATTTTAACTTCAGGCTTTATTAATTTTGCTAGCGAAGGGGCGAAAGAGTCTGAACTGTATTGGTATAAACTATTTCCTAAAAGTTGTGACTCTAATATTGGATTTAAAAAAGTTAAAAAATATATTTCATCTTTTATTGAATCATATGGTTTGTGAAACGGGGGTTTTAAGATGAGTAATAGTGGCAAATCTAGTTGTTTTGTTGGATCTATGTAGTTTTGTTCAACAGATACAACGTTTCCTGACCTATCTATATATCTAGGTTTTAAAGCATATTGAAAAGGAAAGTTATTCTCTGTAAGTAGTCTTAGATCATTAGGATTTGTGGCACTTACAGTATCTACATAATAATAAACTTCATTTATTGCTCCTAATCTACAGTTAAGTAATTCATATTCAGTATCATTATTAGGTTTAATTTCAATTATACATTCATCAATTTCATTAAAAGTATCTTTTTCAAAAGTGTGAATATTTATTTTAATAATTCCTAGGTTTACTCTGGAAAAATGTCCTTCTAATAGTTTAAAATTGTCAGTAATATCAGCATCTAATATAGTTTCATTCTTTAAATTTTTGATAAAAATTTTAGTATTTGGTTTAATATTAAAAATCATTCTTGGTATAAAATAATAATAATATACAGAAATATTAATAGCTCTTAATATAAGTGTTTGTTGTTCACTAGTATCATCAATACTAATAGAATATTTAGGTACTTTAATAATATTCTCTCTCCATTCTTTACTAGACATAAGATTGTTTGGTCTTATGGTTGTGGCCATATTTCTTAGGTTTTTGGAGATTTTAGTTAGGTTACCTGAAATAGTATTAATGAAGTTATCTATGTCAGCCATTGTCTTCCTCGTTTTCTTTGCTTTGATCTGGTGGTGGTGTAAATAATCTTGTGATAGCTGGTGTTACTGCTGCTTTTATAGCTGCTTCTGTGGCTATTTTTATAGCTGTTTTTTGTTCTGCTGTTAGTTCTGTTGTTTCTATGACTTCTTCTACTGCTGCTTTTATGGCTGTGTTTGCTGCTGTGTTTGCTGCTGTGTTCGCTGCTTTTTGATCTACTGGTATTTCTGCTTCATCTATTGCTGTATTTACTTTTGTTACTGCTGCTTCTTTTATAGCTGTTTTTTGTTCTGCTGTTAGTGTTGTTGGTAGTGTTGTTGCTTCTATAGCTTTTTTTGCGGCTTCTTTTATGGCTGCTTTTGCAATCGGTCTTGGACTTACCGTATACTTTTTAGCAGTCATACTTACTGTTCTACCTACTGTATTTGATAGGATATCATTAAAGTATGGTTCTAGAGAGCTTATTACGTTGGGTGGAACATTTGCAACGTTATTTATTACTGTATCAGTTCCACCTGTTGGATTTATCGTATGTGTAGCTACTGCATTTGTATATAGTAGATAGACTCTATCTAGTGCATTTTTAATTAAAGTTTCTTTGTACCAGACTTGTGAGGGGCTTGTTTTCCGAAGTTCTACATACATTTCATTTATAATTACTAAACTTTTTCGTTTAATGCTTATGGTTTCTATTAAGGTATTTATGTTTTGTAATGCAATTTTAAAATTTGCACAATATTGGTTTAAAGATGCTATTAGATCGTCGATACTAGTGTTGTCGTCACCGTTACTCATCGTTTTGTTCTTCTGGTTGATCTGCTGGTGGTTGAAATTCTTCTATAGCTGCTTGTATTGCTGTTCCTACGGCTGTTTTTAGTGCTGTTTTTTGTTCAGTTGGTAGTGTTGTGGCTTCTATAGCTGCTTCTGCTGTTGTTTTTTGTTCTGCTGGTGTTGCTGCTGTTTCTATAGCTGCTTCTACCTCTGTTTCTATGGATGTTTTTTGTTCTGTTGTCAGCCCTTCTGCTGCGTTTACAGTTGATGCTGCTGCTGCTTTTGCGGCTGCTTTTTGTTCATTTTTTGGACTTGGTCTTGGACTTACAGTATAAGTACTGGCAGTCATACTTACTGTTCTACCTACTGTATTTGATAAAATATCCTTAAAGTATGGTCTTATATTGCTTAATACTTTTTCTGGAATATTAGGATTTTCATCTTCAGTTGGTTTATAGAGTGTATATATATAGTCTAAAGCATTTTTGATTAAAGTTTCTTTGTACCAGACTTGTGATGGGCTTGTTTTTCGAAGCTCTACATACATTTCATTTATTTTGGTTAAAGCTGCATAGTGCTTATTTTTAGATATCACAGGATAATTATAAGCATCTTGATTAATTAAAGAAACTAAATTTGCCTGAATATTTTGTAAAGCAGTGTTTATGTCATTGAGAATTGTGTTTAAGTTACTTAAAGACATAATAAAAAAACTGGATATGACCTAGTTTTATGGGACTTGATTTTAAAAACCAAAATCATACCCAGCCAAAATGGATACGTGTGGTGATTAGTATAGCGTGTTATATTAATAAAGTCAAGAAAAAATTTGTTCAGGGCTTTGGCCCATTACTAGCTACTAACCCTGCACAAACCTAAATATCTATTTTGCTATGATCTTCAAAACAGATATCTATGCAATGTAACTAGCATAATATGTATAAAAATATTTTAATCAATAAAACCGAGGTTTTTTGTAAAAAATATATTATTTAAGCATACTAAAACTAAAGAATTTTGTATTAGAATAAGGAGTAATTTGTATCTTTCTTAAATCTTGATTTCCAATTATGAATGTTATTGCTGGTTTTAGGTCTGCTTCTGTTTGTTGTGTCAACATGTTCGAAGAGTCTATTTTCATGCATTCTATACATTTTATTTTTCGATTATTAGGAGTTATCTGTTTTTTAAATTCGTTAGCGTAACCACTGATATACTCAGAACGTTCTTCGTCTGTTGTCAGATTATTAGGATAATGAGTGATTGTATTATGTATGAATGATTCAGCTATGGGAGATATTATATTTATATATACTGTGCGTTGCTTTTTATTACAAATACTTATACAGCTTGCAAAAATTATATGAAATTGGTTTATGATGTTTTCGTCATAATCAGACGGTGCACCTAATTTTTTTAAATCTTTAAAAGGCACTGAATAGTAATATTTATCTGAGATAGAAGAAGAAGTGAAAGTTATTTCGTTTTTAGTTTCGTTTTCAGTTTTGTTTTTAATTTCGTTTCTAATTTTATAAAAATGTTCAAAATGGTCTGTTGTAAAAGTTTTTGTTTCATTATCTTTGTGAAAAATGAATCTTGAGGGGGCTATATAATTCTTAATTATTTCATTGTTATAATTTATAATGTATTCAGGTATTGTTGATTCATGCAAATTAAAATCCCAAACACATAAGAGCATTTGGTGTGTGCACTCTATTTGGGAACGTATATATTCAGCATTTTTAGAGTTATATTTCTTATTAAGTAATGTTTCTAAATCGCTAAGTAATTTTAAACTTTGTAAACATTTTTGAGTATATTCTTTGTTGTCCATATTCATTTCAATAATTCCTTTTATATATGTTGATAAAAATCTTTTTTTCATTTTTGAATTTAAGTTTAAATATAGGCTTAATCTAAAGAGTTACTTAAAGTTGTACGACCTACTATAAGGTATGCTTCAGTTGCCTATATTTAAACTGTGTTTTTATACAATATAAATTATTATCTTGCCAAATACTTTTATTAAATATATAATTTTTTCATGGACAATTCTATGGATATAAATAATACAAAAAATGGTAAGCGAACTGCGATTATTGGTGGAGCTAGTGTTACTACAATAATTAGTTTAATTATGTATATAAATACTCAGGTATCTGGTATGAAAGACGAAATGTTAGATAGATTAAATTCTCTTGAAACTAAAGAAGAAGTATCTTTCACTCGAGCAGAAGATATTCTATCTGAAATTAAGGAAGAATTAAATACATTACATGTTAAATTAGCTCTTTGTCAGGATAGATAATGCCTTTAGAAATTAAAAATGGTGTACAAGAATTGTGGCCATTAGATAAAGGTAAAACTATTTATGATACAATCAATAAAAATGCTATTATTTTAAGAGATTTAATTGTTAATACTTTTGGTTATTCACAGTCTTATATATTACCATTAGTTGATCGGAATTGGAACGCTGATAATTTAAGTAGCACTGGCTTATATGAACAAACTATTGTTTTACCTCAAGTATCTGGTGATAAACCTAATTTAGGCCAAATTGATTTAACGCAAATGATAATTTTATTCTATGAATTTGTTAAAAATAAGTTAGAAAAACGAGTATATTTAACTTGTGAATATTTAGAAGATAATTCTGTAAAAAAACTTAAATTATTTACTAATCAGAATGTACATTATGTTATGATATTAGTTCAGTAGGTTTTTATGGCACGTTTAATAGGTGGTGGAGTAACTTTATTTGATCAATTAGATCAAGGTGATGTACTATTTAATGGTATTAATAATAATGCTAGAATTTTATCTGGCCTTGCTTTAGAAGAAACAAATAGAGTAAATATTAAGATTAATATTGATAGAGCACAATGGAGTAATCTTCAACTTGCTAGTACAGGCTTGTATAAACAAATCATAAATACTCCTTTAATTAACTCTAATGATGAAAGCTCTAGAATAAATTTAAATAATGCTGTTGTTCAATTTTTTACTTCTGAAAATAATCCAGTTACTTTAGACTATAAAGCATTGTCTGAAACTAGACTTGAACTTTTTTCGAATAAGGCGGAAGATTATAAAGCAGTATTTTTACAATGAGTCAAGCTTTTACATTTAAAGATTTTAGTGGTGGTATTTCAGATAATACATTGGGTAATAACATTGCTAAGTTTGAGAATTTTGATAATTTAGTTCCTTTAATTTATAATAATTCAGCAAAAACAAGACCAGGTTCTGATGAATTTAAATCTATTACTGGAGAATCATATGCAGTTGATTTTATGTTTGAGTATGGACATCAAAAAGATTTGTTATATGGTTTAAATGGAAAAGTATTTTTATATCGTGGAAAAGAAGTTCCTAGTGTTCAAGTAACCGCCCTATCTAATCCCAATACTACCTTATATCCTACTATTGATGATGTTATAGTTTATGATAAGACTAAAGCTGTATCTATTGCTAAGTGGGGTGAAAATGTTTTACTATCTGATGGAGAGAATCAACCTAAGAAATTATATCTAGACACTTCAGATTCAAATAATCATAGATACGTATTTAGAGATGCTGGATTGCCTGGTGTATTTGTTGCTCCAGAATCTGATTCTTCATATGAACTTAATGGTAATATTCTTACTTATAGAACAAATGTTGCAAATCAATTTAAAATTACAAGAAGTGATTTTGGATCAGTAGAAGGTGATACTTTACAAGCAATTTATTTATTTTATTTTATTTTGTATTGTGAGTATGAAGCTAATGGCGTTCTATATAAAGATTTTGGTCCTTTTACAGTATATCAATTTAAAAGTCCAAGTGAGTTTAATAATAGAAGAGTAATTCAATTTGAAAAATTTCCTGCTATTCCAAATAAATATATTCTTGAAACAAATAAAACATATTTAAGATTATATAGAACTATTAATGCTGGTACTACTCCTTATGCACTAGCTGTACCACCATATGGTAGGAATAATGTTAATATACCTATTAATAGATCTAATAACTATGGTTTGTGTGTTGAAAGTAACGTTGATGATACATTACAAAATCAAACAACTTTAGCTTCTTTATATGCATTAGCTGGAGTTGGCTCTAATGATTTACCACCTAAATCTAAATATATTCATATTACTAGAAGTACTGCATTTTATGCAGGAGTAGAAAATAATAATCGTATTATATATCAGTCTAAAATAGGGGATTGTGACTCTGTACCATCAAACTTTTTTGAAACTGTTGATGATGATATTGTAGGTTTATCAAGTATAAAAGATTTACTATTAGTTTTTTGTCAAAGTAAACTTTATAGTATTGCAGGTCTATTAGATAATACAGGTAAAACTTCTTTAAATTTTCCAGTAAGAGGTGTTTATTTTACTAATATATTATCCAATACCTGTGGTTGTTTATCACATCGTAGTATTGTGTCAGCAGGAAAATTAATCTTTTGGTTAGGACAAGATGGAGTATATTTGACTGATGGCCAAATGGTACAAAAAATTGAATCTTCTAAACAAATAGCTGATAAATATAAAGATTGGAAACAAAACTTTGCAAATGATTTTAGTGATATTCAAGGTGTACATGATGAAAAAAATAATAAAATATATTGGTTATTAAGAGATAAAGATACATATAGTTATGTTAAAAATTCAGAAGGATTACTTGAAACAGATGTTGATGGAAATAAAATACTTAATAAAACATATAAAAATAAAATTTTATTAGTTTTAGATTTGAATTTTCAGGAACGAAATCATTTTCCTTTGTACATTTGGAAAGGTAATCCTTATCACACAAACGCTCAAAATTATTTTAATCCAAAGTCCATTTTCATTTATAATAATGAATTACTTAGAGGTGAAGATAAAAAACTAGGATTAAATAAATCTGTAATAGTTAGACATAATGAAAATCTAGTTAGTGATTGGGATTACATTCAAGATGTAAAAAGAGCAATTATTATTAATTTAAAAACTGTAGCTAATAATCTAAATATTTCTAATTATAGTAAAGCTCTTAAAGAAGTGCTCTTTGTTATGAAAAAAACATCTTCTATTGCACTAGATGTTTTTTCATTGGTTGATGAAAGTGAAGCAGAACATTTAATTACTAAAGTTATAGGTGAATCACCTATAACTTTTCAATCACAATCTCAAAGTAGGCCTTCTTTCTTTTTTGGTGATGAAAGATTAATTTGGAGAGAGAAAAATTTAATTACACATAAGTCTTATTCACCACTTGCAAGCAGACTTTTTAACTTTATCAAACTAAGATTTAGTAATGCTACACAAAGTATTTATTATGATAAAGGTGGTGATGGAAAAGCTATTGATTTTAATAATTTTAATATTACTCAACAAATTAGTAATATAGAAGTATCAGGTAGTGGAATATCTCCTGGAATTAATCTCAAGCATTTTAACATTGAAATTCCAAATTATTATATAAGTCCTCCAACACAAAATACTAGAGAGATTTCATCTATTGTAGATCTTTATGAAGGTAATTATTTTTTGCCTGCAATTTATTCAGCAGCATATGTTCCAGGCAATGATCCATTTAATTTAACTGATTCTGTTATTGATATTGAAACTCGACTACCTAAAACAATGTTATTGCCTTACAATTTGTTATATAAAAAAGCAGGTACTGATTATTATTTTCCTATAGTAGGAGTAACTTATCAAAAAGGTGTAACTAAAAAATATTCTTATGTAAGATATAATAATGACAATGATACAGATGGACATTTTGCTACTGAAGGTCCAATAGATATTATACAACTTAAAATATTGATTGATTTAAATAATAATCCGTTTAACTGGACACCAGTTACTAATTTTAGTCCATCTAATGTTCAATCATTTTGGCAGAAAAATATTCCATTTAATGTGGTGGGTTATCAGAATGATAATATAGCTAATTTATTGAACTTTACACTCAACTTTAACATAGATAGAAATTATTTTTTAGCTAAGAATGTTTCTTCTGATAATGATTGATTTTTAAAAAATCTAAATTATAATTAATGCTGGGGTAGAGCTAGTTGGTTTCTTTTCTCGCCATCTAGAAATCATCCGTTTTTCTAGTTCTACCCCTTTGTATGCATTGGAGAAATAATTGTGTATAGATGGACTCTTGATGACATTTTAAATAAAATTAAAAGAGATTTTGATTTAGAAAATAAAGAAAATATTGTTTCTCAGAGTGAATTAATAAGTTATGTCAATGATGCTATTGCTTATTGTGAATCTGAAATTCACACATTTTCTTTAGAAAGTCAATATTTTAAAGCATTTGTACCGGTTAATATTGAAGCAGGTAAAAACTCATATCGTTTTCCTTCTGATATTTATGGTTTTAAAATTTTAGGCATTGAACAAATTATTGAAGGAGTTTCATTTAAAGTTCCTTTTATAACTGGTTCTAATGAGTATGCAGATTTTAGTAATCTTCAATATAATTTTATAACATACGGAAATAATCAAGAATATGCTGTAAAAGTTATCAATAGAAATGTAACAGAAGGTCCTCTGTTGGTATTTGCTCCTACACCAAATAAAGATGTAAAGAATGGTTTAATTATTCATTACATGAGACATGCTAATAAGTTAGAAAAGGGTACTGATGTATGTGATATACCTGAGTTTATTGGTTTATATATTGTTCCTTATGTAGTCAATAAATTAAACATGAAAATTACACCAGGTAATAAAGATCTAACTGCTGAGTTACGATCTATAAATGATAGAATGGTGTCTGCACTGGGTAAAATGACTCCAGCAATACCTGATACTATAGAACCTAAGTTAAATTTTTATGATAATTTTATTGGGTCTGGGTTTGATAGTAGTGATTATAGTAGAGGAACTGTAAGGAGTGGTCGTTCTTCTGAGGGTATTGGTGAGATAACTATTGCTGGGGAAGATGCACCATCTTCTGCTGGAATGATACCATCAGCACCACCAACATCTAGTGGTTTAAGTAGAGCTGAGGTAGATGCAAGAATTGATGCTTTAGTTAAAGCTTATGCTCAAGTAGGTGGAGATAAAATTTCTAAGAATGATTTAAGTTCATTGCTTGGGGGAATTTTAGATCGTAGTGTTGGATTTAATTCTATCACAATAAATCCTGCTACTCGTGTTATGACTTTTGAATCGAGTGATGGCAGAACTACTTCTTTAACTTTACCAGCAGGAACAGGTTCAGGAGCTACGGCTGCACAATTAGCTAGAATAGTTGCTCTTGAAAATTTCGAACATACTATTAAGACAACTATATCTATCGTTACAAACGCTAGGGTTACTGTTGCTACATCCAATGCAGCTCATGCTTTGCGTGGTTTACGTAGATTACCAGTGTCTGGTGGTAAAATAACAGTTGTTATAAATGGAGTTACAAAAGTTTATAATAGCTCTGAGTTATTAGCTAAATCTAAAATCATTCGAGGTAATACACCTATTAATGCTAGTAATGCATTGGCATTTCCTGAGCCTGGATCTCCAGGTGATAACTTCTGGATTGGTATTGATTCTGTTGGTGATTGGTTTGCAGGTAGTGATAATGTTGGAGAGCTACTTACTATTTCTATTTCTGAAACTATTTTAGATATAGAAGATTTTGCAAGACGTTCTTCTTCTGCACTAGTTCCAAGAAGTAAACTGCCAAATATTGTCGGAACACCAGGTCCTAAAGGTGATAAAGGTGATACAGGTCCACAGGGTCCACAAGGTAACCCAGGAGCTGCTGGTAATGATGGAGGTGTAGGTCCTCAAGGACCTGCTGGTCCTCAGGGTCCCGCAGGGCCTGCTGGGTCAGGAGCTTCAGGTGAATTAGATTCTATTGCAAGTGCTCCTGCTGTAGCCAATCATGACGTTGGTGATATTGTAAATGTTAATGGTGAATTACTAGAGCTAGTAGCTGGTACAGTCGATAGACATGTGTATCGAGGTAAGATAGCTGATAGAAGTGGTAGCTTTGTTGGGGATGGTGTTTTTGAATGGGAAGAAACTCCTGGAAATATACATGTAAATTTGTCTAAAGCTGTACTTGGTAGCTCTCCACCTAACAGATTGTTTATTGAAGTGCATGCTGATTCTACTGCCAGAAGTCCTATTTATACTGAAACATATGTTGATAGAACAGTTGGTGGAGTTGGTGATACAGCTACAACTTATCGGTATTTGAGAGGCTCTGGGGCAGCAGCTATTGAGTCTACAGATGCTAAGATTGGTGGTAACTTTGACGTTTCATTTTATAATGAATCTACTAAAGCCACTAAGGTAAATGTACTGCCTAATACAAACAAATGGGTACCTGACTCCAGAGATGGAGCTAGAGTAGCTAAGGAAGCCTTAGCTGGAAATACAGATCGTTGGCCTAAATCAAAAGTTGATGCAGGTCTTGCTTCTCTCACTGATATATCATCAATAGCACTAGCTGGCAACGTAGATCGCTGGCCAGATGATAAAATAGCATTAGATGTAGTTCGTAGAAGCGATATTGGTCACCGTATAGTCTTCGATGAGACCTTCCCTGGGATGACTTTAACCAGAACCGATGCCAATGTTAGGCCTGCTGCACCTAGTTATTTCTCACCAGTGTTTGATTTAGACACTGCTGGGAATGAAACAGGCGAGTTTCATATTTCATTAGAATTAACTATTGCTCCTGTATCAGATGTAAATATGGGCTTTGTTCAGAACAAAGCTAATCAAACTGCTGCTGATAGAAAACGAGCATTATCTAATACTATCTTTGCATCTGATGTATCAGAAGAAAGTGCGTTTGTTTATCAAAATACTGGTGCACTAGCTGGCATACAAGCCATTAGTCAAACTGTCTATAGTGGTAATACCATTGCTGGACATTACAGAATGTTGGTAGTGAAAAACTCTAACAACCAAGTTGGAGTGTATCATTGGTGGGAAGGTCAAGCTGGAGCTACTGGAGCAACTATTAGTGCAGAAGCTAGAGTATCATTTACTGCATCTGATGTTGGTAGTGGCGGTACCAGTGGAGATAAAGTTGGTGAAATATCTGCATTAGCAAATGACCCTGCAATAGCTGATCACAGTGTTGGTGACATTGCTAACGTTGGTGGAGAGCTAAAAGAGCTAGTAGCTGGTACAGTCGATAGACACATTTATAGAGGTAAAGTTGCTAGTAGAGCTAATAACTTTGTTGGGGATGGAGTGTTTGCTTGGAAAGAAAATCCAGGAGCTATTGAGTGTAACTTATTAAAATCAGTTTTAGGAGCTACTCCACCTAGTAGGTTGTTCTTAGAACTACATTCAGCTTCTACTGTTAGAAGCGATATATATGAAGAAACTTATGTTGATAGAGATAGCTCTGTTAGTGCACCGGTGGAGGGTGCTAATATTTCTAAGTATGGAACTACCGGATATCATGGCATAATTGCATCTGATTATGGCCTGGTAAGTTTATTGCCAACCTCCGGACAACAAAATTTTTATAATCGTACGACCGGCCAGTTAAAAATCAATATAACTGGTGGGGAATTAGAATCAAGTGATGCATCAACTGTACTAGCTACCAATATAAATTGGACTGGTACTTTAGACATGTCGCTTTTAGAAGCCAGAAAACAATTAAAAAGTTCTTTATCAGATAATCCTGACCTGCCAAGCACATTGAATGATACAAATTCTGTGGCAGTTACTGCTACATCAAACTCATACAGTATAACTTTTAGATTTTTAAAATGGTATACCTCAACTGGATATGCACAATTATATATTGCTGCTGTAAATTATGGTTTTAATTTTGAGGATAATGTTGCTGGTGCAATAACTGTCAAACCTGTAACCCCGGGTGGAACATCCTATCCTAACGATTCAGCAACTACATATCGCTACAAACTGGGTTCTGGAGCAGCAGCTATTGAGTCTACGGATGCTAAGGTTGGTGGTGATTTTGATGTATCTTTCTATTCTGAATCAACTAAAGTAACGCCTGTTAATGTTTTAGCTAATGTAAACAAGTGGGTTCGTGATGACAGAAATGTTCCAAGGGCTATGGCACGAAGTGACATTTTAGCTAAATCATCTGTATTGCCTACGGCTGTTCAGGCAGCAAGTAACGTTATAGCAGCAAATTGGTTGGTTCAACCTTTTGGTACACGGTTGGGATATGTAGCTCGAGGAACTGGCAATAGAGAGCTAAGAGTGCCAAATACCACAGATTTTAAGATGGGCTTATTTTTTAGATCCATGATAGGAAATGCTTTTAGGCATGTAATTTTCTTGCCTTTTGGTGCTGGTGGCTCTTTTGGTCCAACTGGAGCTGTGGTTGAAAAGTATTTATTTTTCAACGGTGGCACAATTACACCTGCTATGACTCCACTGTTGTCTTATCTAAAAGTTAGATTAATTCTACATAGAACAGGATATCAAGAAGTTGTTCTATTAGGTGAAGGCACTGAGTTTTCTGCAAATTCTACTGTTGAAGTTTTTGGTGGTGGGGTTTACTATTAGGCAGGAGAATTAAGGTGCCGGTATTAAGTCAGGGTTCAGACAGCAGTATAGGTCCAAGTGCAGGAAGCGGTGGTAATCCTTTTACTCCGAAAGAGGTAGAGCTATTGAGAATGTTACTAAAACAACAGTCCTCTGGTTTTGGAATAGGAAGCTATCAAGGCGGAGGTAGTAACTTTTCAGGAATAACATCCGGTGTTTCTGCTCCAACTCCACAAATGCCAGAACCACAACAACCAACACAACAACCACAAGTACAACAGCCACCACAAATGCCAGAACCAGATAGACCTCAAATGCCACAGCCTCAAACTCAATCTAAACCAACGGCTATATCAGATGGTGGTCCTGGATTTGAGAGAGTAGACGACCCACGTATGACAGGGCCATTTGGTGGTGGCTTTGACCCAACAAAGCCACCAGGATTTGGTGGTGGTAGTCGTGGTGAGAGACCTAACAGGGTTTCACATAATGACGTTTTAAAGCAACTTCTCTCGATGCCTGGTTTTCAACAAGAAAGTGCGAGGTTGTATTAATGGCATTACCTTTACCAAGATATAATCCAGTAGGGCAACAAGCCACAAACAAAATGTGGGGACTTGCCGGTGGTACTGGTTTAACTCCTTACAGACAAGCACAGCAACGTGCTCTTAATAGACGATATGGTTCTATGAGAGACCAGGCTGCTACTTCTGCAACGAGAAATATGAATCAAGCTCTTACTGGTATGGCTAGTACTGGTGGAGTTGGTGGTGGCTCACAAGAAAGAATGGCAAATCAAATGGCATTAAATTCTATATTAGGCCAACAAGGTATGCACCAAAATTATCTTAATCAATCTAACCAAATTCAATCTCAAGCTGCAAAAGATAGACAAGATGCAATGGCTGCTATGTTTAAGAGTGAGCACGAACAAAGTTTAGCTAACCCTGAAACTAATGAACTTGTTTTCCAACGCAGAAGGCAGTTGATGCAAGATCAATTAGCGAATCAACTTCAATTAGGAAGAGATAAAATAGCAATGCAACGTGAGTTAGGCTTAGGAGATTTAGGTCTTAAAGGTGAGTTAGGTCGTGGAAGATTAGGTCTAGAAGGTGAACTAGGTCGTGGAAGATTAGGTCTAGAAGGTGAGCTAGGTCGTAGAAAAGCAGGTTTACAAGAAGAGTTAGGTCGTAGAGGAGCAAGTTTACAAGAAGAGTTAGGTCGTGGAAGATTAGGTCTAGAAGGTGAACTAGGTCGTAAAAGAATAGATATGCAAGATGCAACGACTAGGCGTGGTCAGACTTTACAAGATGCAACGACTAGACATGGAATGGGTTTAGAAGATGCAACGACTCGGTATGGAATGGATCAGAGAGACGATACAACTAGGTATGGATTGGATCAGAGAGACGATACAACTAGGTATGGAATGGATCAGAGAGACGATACAACTAGGTATGGAATGGATCAGAGAGACGATACAACTAGGTATGGAATGGATCAGAGAGACGATACAACTAGGTATGGATTGGATCAGAGAGACGATACAACTAGGTATGGAATGGATAAAGACCTTGATGCTAAAAAGTATGGATATGATAAAGGTTTAGAAGGTACTCGTTATGGACATGATAAAGGTTTAGAAGGTACTCGTTATGGACATGATAGAAGTTTAGAAGGTAGTAAATATAGAACAGACAAATTAGCTCAACAAGATATGCTGAAACAATTATTTCCATTAATATTTGGTTATGGTGGTGGTGGTGGTGGTAGAGACCCTTTTGGTTAGGAGACAATTATGATACCTGATTTAGATTTAATGAGTTTAGTAAGTGGCGATCAACGTCCGAAGTCAGATTTTCGTATGGAGTTACTTAAAAAGTTGTTAGGAGATTTAGGTGGCTCTAATTCTAATGATGATAACAAAGTTTTAGAAGTTAGTAGTATAACTGCACAACCTCTTGGTGGTAAACAAACAACCTGGATGGATTTATTAAAGGGTGGGTATTAAATGATAGGTAAATTAGCAATTCTAGGTTCTCTTGCTGACATGATAGGTGGAACGCTTGAGGACAAAAGAGAAGATAAACTTTTAAAAAAATATCGAAAGTATTTTCAAGATCAATTAGGTGGTGGGCACAATATGATGGGAAGGCCTGTTGGTAAATATGCTGACATGCCAGATGAATTAAAAAACTCTCTTATAAAAGGTATGCTTACACAAACAGGTGGAATTGAAAACCAAGGTCGTAGTGGTTTAATGGAAAAACTTCTTGGTATGGGTACAGATTTAGCTAAAGGAAAAATTCAATTTGATACTGAAGAAAAAAGACTTGATAGAATTGAACAAGAGAAAGAAAAAGAACGACAACATAAATTAGCTTTAGCTGGTTTATTCACTGGTGGTGGCCAACAAAACTTTGGCTACTCTTTAGATGATGAACAAAAAAGATTGCAAGATATGTTAAATAATTTTGGATTGAGTATACTCTAAAATGTATGGTTTGAATTTTAATCCAGCAGAAAATGCTATGCTAGGAGCACTAACACCTGAGGATGAAAAGAAACGTGCTCAAGATGAATTAGATCAGTTTGTATCTCAAGCTGGTAGTCTCGAAGAAATCAAACAAATGACAGGCGATGATGATAAAAAAGCTATCGACCGTGCAACTCGAGTTGGTGGGTATGCATTAAGTCCAGAAGAAAGACATATTGTGGGAGCATTAAAACCTAAAGAAGCTGTCAAGATGTATGAGAAAAGAGAAAGCGATATGAATCAACCGTCACCAGCGACACCAACTGCTCCCCCTTCTCCAGAGAGAATGGAGTTTTTAAAAGAACTACAAGATAGCTCACCTCAAACGCTTGCCAGTTATCAAAACATGCAAAATGCTTTAGCCAGCACAATGTATGAGCCTGAGGTACCACAAGAATTGTCTCGTCCTGATCAATCAACGGCCCTTGGACTGGCATTAATGGACTCTGCCAAAAAACATTTTAGAGACGAAGAATCGAATGACGCTTTGCAGTACATGGATGGTATAAAGGCTGAGCAATTAGCTCAGTTAGCTCAAGCTGAAGAAGGGCCTAATGTACAGGGTATATTAGGTGCAATGAAGACTCTTCAAGATATGCGTTCAAGTGAGTTTGATTCAATTAAAGACTTAGAAACTGCGATATGGAACCGTGAGAAGCATGGTTTGGATTATGAACAAAAGGACAGAATAGAAGATGCAAAGAATAGACAAAAATGGGGCAAAGAATTACTGAACTTAGGATTTAAAAAACAAAAGCACAGTGACACTTTAGATATAGATAAACAACAATTAGAATTAGATAAAAAAGAGCATAGTGACAATTTAGATATAGATAAACAACGATTAGAAATAGACAAACAAAAATTAGAAATAGACAAACAAAAAGCGGGTCGTGAAAGTGGAAATGATGGACTTCTTAAAATAAAACCACAAGTTTTACCTGATGGTAAAGTCGGACCTTCTGAAACTTTAGCACAATACAATGAACGAACAGGTACAAAAGGTTTAATCAGTCAATTAGAGAGTAATGAAAAACAAAGAGAATTTTATGCTGATGGAGTAAAAGCTCTTGATAATGTTTCTCTAACAAAAGGTGCTATTGTACAAAGTAAAAAAATAGTTACTAATTTACAATCAATAGATAATCTTCTAACAGAAGCTATTAAAGATGGTAATTTTGACCAAATAGAATCTAACTTAATTAAAGTTGCACGATCAGTAGCTCAAGAAAGAGGTAATATTGCCAGAACTGAAGCAGCACAACAAATTGTTGAAACCCTTGGATATAAATTACATAAACTCAAAAACTTTATCTTTGGTCAAGGTGAAGCAAATCCAGATTCTATATTAACTATTCTAGATAATTTAGCTCATGCATATAAATCTGTAACTGAGACTATGAATAGATTTAAAGTTCAAGACAAAAAACTTTTGGCTGAACAATTTCCTCTTTTCAGTCCTGAAAGTTGGGATACAACATTATCTGCTAGATATGACACTGCGGGAACTACAATGAGTTTGCCTGATTTAAGAGACTTACCAAAAACTACAATTAAATCTGCAAAACAACAAAAAAGATATAACAAAATAAAAAAGAGAGTTGATGAAATAAATAAACAATATAATTTAAAAAATACAAACCCTGAAGATGAAGATTGGTTCGATAAATTCTTAGAGGCTCAAGAATGATTTTAGATGATGATAAATTAAGACAAAGCCTTTTAACATATGGAACTGGTGGTTTAGTTCCAGGATTAAGTGACTATGTAAAATACAAAGAAACTCCTTTGGATGCTCTTGTTGAAGAAGATTCTAAAAGAAAAGCTGCATCTCAATTTGGAGCAGATATGTTAGGAGACTTAGCACTCGAAGCTGGCATAGGTAAAGGAATGGGGCTTGCAATGAAAGGTTTAAGCATTGCTGCTAAACCTGCTATTAGAGGCTTCAGAGGCAGAAGATGGAAACCGAATAAAGCAGATGCTAAAGCATATGCTGATAAACTAGCAGCAGCAGCAGAAAAATATAAATATATAAAAGATACTGGTCCTATTAGAAAAGATTCAGCTATAAGTTTTTATGATCCTACTTTAGATAAACTTGTAACAGGTAAAGTAGTAAAACATTCTTACGGAGCTGATAAAGGTCAACATACTTTTACAATTTTAGACGATGCAGGAAATAAAATTATGAGAAAGGGTAGAAACATCTATCCTAGAGTCACAATGCATAAGCCTGGCAAAGAGGCTATGGATATATTAATTGAACAAAGAGGAAAGGAAGGTGCTCAAGCTTTTGCTAAAAGAACTAGTATGGTAGATAAACCAGAAGATGATCTAATAGATGAATTAATAACTGCTACTAAAAAACAAAATCCTCAAGGAATAAAACCTAAACCTACTATAGATAAATCAGAAGATCAGCTTTTAGATGAATTATCAGATGCAATGAAAAAACTTAATCCTACAGGTAAGAAACCAAAAATTGATTATGCTGCTAATAGAAAAGATTTTAAAGTTTTAAAGGGTGGTAGAAGTTTTACAGGAGAAACTATTGCAGATGCAGATAAATTTGGTTTGAGAAAACGATTTAATCTTAAAAAAGCACCTAGAAAAATGTTTCTAGATGATAGAGCACCATGGATTAAAAACAATTATGATGAACTTTTGCAAATCGAAAAAGAAATTATTAAACTTGGTGGATCTCCTAAATTTTCTAAATTTATAAAACCTGATATAGATAAAATTAAAGATAGTAAAAAAGTTACTGAAATAGGCAGAGTACAAGACCAGCTTTATCAATACAAACAAAGAGCTATTAATGTTCTTGAAAAAAGAATGCGTAAATCTAAAGGCTTACCAACCTTTGATACTACTTTACTTGATGATCAACCTATTGATGATTCTATGCAAGAGTTAATGGGATATGGGAGACAGGGATTAACTAATATAATTGATGCTTCAATGCCATATGTTAATCCCAATGTGGGTGACGCTTATTCTCAAACTCCAGATATAATTGGTGATTATGTAAGAGAAAATGAAATAAAAAAACTACAAAGTCGAATAGATCAATTACAAAAAATACGAGATCTTGACATTAACTTTAGTAGAAATGATGATGAAATGGAAAATCTAAAAAGTATATTAAGAAGTAGACAATGGTTAAAATAAAACTATGACTATAGACGATACTTTAGATTTAGATAAACAAAAACAAGAAGAGCTTCGAAAATATCGAAGAAAAAAATATGATGCATTGTCAGAAGAAGAAAAGTTAGTTATAAAACAAAAAGCTTATCGTTGGCTAGCTGCAAAGCAAGCTCAAGAAGAACAAGATGATTACTCACCAGATCCTCAAGATAACCCCCTTGTTAAAGCAGCAAAAACACTCGGAAAAATAGGATTAAATGCAGCTAAAAATGTAGGGGAAGTTGCTATACCTGTTCTAGAAACCGCAGAACGTGGTAGGGCTGCTGCTTTGGGTGGATTAGCTAGAGGTATTCATGGTGTTTTTGGAAAAAATGATGATTTTAGTGAAAAGCGACCGTTTACTGAAGATGTAACAAATATTCTTTCTACTAAACGTACTCCATCAGAAGTATTCAACCAGAACTTTACTCGTGATCCAGATGCTGAAGGTAGTTTACCTGTAGAGATTTTGTTAAGCATGACTCCTGTAGGAGCAGTCAAAGGTGCTGCTAAACTTGGTTTAAAAGGTGTGGCTAAAACACTAGATAAAATATCTAATCCTATTGGTAGAAGTACATTTGGTGCAAAGAAAGTGAAAGAAGGTGGTGAAAAACTTTATAATCTTTCTAATAAATATGCTGACATTCGACCTGAATTAATAACTAAAAAGCCTAAAACTTGGGTTGATGATGGAACAGGTAATTTAGTTCCTATATATGATGATATTCCTATGTATAAGGAAGTAGAAGCAAGAAATCCTCATTTAAGAAGTGTTTCTTTAGAAAAACAATTAACTAATGTTAAAGATCATACAGCCAAACAAGGTGAAATATTAAATATAATGGAAAAAGCTGCTGAAGAAGCTGGTTATAAAATTGATATGCGTAAAGTGGCAGAAGATGCACATTCTAAGATACGATCTAAATTGCAGGGTGCTGCTGGTGGTAGAGCAGATGCTGCTTTAATGGAGGAAGCAACTAGCATTGATGATATAGTTAAGGGCGTAGGTAGAACAAGAACCGCTAAGCATCCAAGAACGTCTCCTGATATTCCATACACTCGTGAGCTTGATATAGCTCAAGAGGCTCTTGCTAATTCTAAACAAAAATTAATTAAAGCTTATAAAAAGTTTGGAAAGTTTAGAGATGATACTCCCATTGATGATTTAAAAAAAGTATATACAGACCCAAATGTGTACGAAACATTACCACCTGCTTTAAAAAAACAGATAGATTCTCAACAAAAATTAGGACAAAAAGTAGAACACTTACAAAATATAGAAAAAGACAGACAAGTGTTTACTGAAATTTTAGATGCAGATGCAGGAAAAAAGTTTGATCTTGATGATCCATCAATTAAACAATTAGCAGAAAAATATCAAGGTGCTGGAATAAAAGATCATAGAAAATTTCTAAATGCTGAAATGGAAACAGGACTGGGTGAAGTCGGTGTTAGTTCTGCGAATTGGTTAAGACGAACTGTAAATGTTGATAATTTTACTAAGCAATATGTTGAACGACGTGGCGATTTAAATAAAAGTAATTTTGCTAAAGCTACAGGGATGAAGTTATCTCATTTTGCTGAAGCTCTTAAAAAAAATAATGACATGCTTTTAGATCAAATGGCACGAGAAATGCCAGAAGTGGCATATCAAAAAATGATGGCAAGAGCTAGAAAGTTAGCTGATCCTGAACAATTAAAAATGATTGATAATAGACAACTAAGTACATTTTGGAATGATGTCAATAAAACCTGGTTACTAGGAAAAAGAAAAGGTGCAGTATTAGGTGATGCTTTAAGTGATGGTGGTAAAAGTGAAGCACTTACATATGCTGTTGGAGCTGGATTGGCTGGTGTCCACCATCCTGTGATGCAAGTAAGAGCAGCAGTAGGTATACCTGGTTATATTGGTAGGTTTATGGCTCAAGGAATGCTGAAACATGGTGATAAAACTACGAAGTTTCTTAATAAAGCGAGTTATCAATACTTTCAAGAAATTGCTAGAAGAGAACCTGAGTTTGAATTTTATGCTGAACAACTAGAAAATTTAGAAAATGAAGAATAATTAAAACGGTATGTCATCGAAAGAAGTATTTTCTTTTTCTATCTCGGTAGCTTTTTCTTTTTCTGTAAGTTCTTTATATCTTTTTTGAAAGTCTTCAGGACTAATTAATGAATCTGCAAATGCTTTATTTAGTTCTGCTATATTAGATATATCTTTTGCATCAACAAAATGAGTAACATCTCTATTTACAGGTTTGGATTCTTTTCTAGGAGTTTCAGTTTTTTCACTTAAGGATTGTGATTGTTCTTTAACATTCGGTAATGCTTTTAATATTTTAAGTGCTAATTCTAAATCTTCTGGTTGATTCGCAAATCTATAATTATAAAAATCTTCAATAGCTAAAATGTATTGTGGATCTAATGCTTTGTTCTTTACAGAATTAACTTCATAAAAATATAAAATTTTATTCTTTTTATTTATAGTATTGCTAGTTTTAACATTAAAAGTATAAGAGTATATGTTTCTATCTTCTTGCAGACATTTTGCTATAAAATTATTTAATACTTTTCCTAAAGATTTAGTGTAGAAATATGAATATCCTTTGATTTTCATTGTGTATGATTTAGTGTAGTCATGGTTTAAAAATACTGTAGCATAATATGCTTGTTCATATCTTGTAGAGCCATCGGAACTATATTGACTTTTTATTTCATCAATCGAGATATTTTCCATAGCATCTTTTAAAGAAAGCATCTTGGAAAATTTTTCTTCTTTGGGACTAATCTGATCAAATATTAATACCATTGGCTGAAAATCAATTAAATTTATGTTTATTTCATCTAGTGCTTTATGTTTTAGATGCGTTGGACCTCCTACTACATATATATCACCAGGCTGTATCTTCCCACCAGATTCTTTAATTATGCCTGCTTCTTTTTGACACAACATTATTCTTGAATAATCTACTGCGGTTTGATCAAGTTTCATATAAAACATATATTTATTCCTTTTTTTAGTTGACAATATATATACATATTATATATTCAGATTTCAATTATTGCATTAAAGCAATGAAAAAATTACATTTTAAAAGGAGATATAAAATGGCTGTACAAACTATATATGATAAGAGTTTGGTTAATCTTGATGAAGTCAAAATTAACACTAAAATTTTTAAAGATGAAGGTGGTGTTATAAGTAATTTGTTAGAAATCAAAAGTAAACAAATACCATCACAAGCTACTGTATTTGATATACCAGGATTTCAGATAAAAGTTGAGGCAATTTCTGATGATTCAGGAACTGCTAGTACATCAGACGACAAAATGAAAGTTCAAGTATCAATTAGAACATCTCCAATTCCATTGCTTAAAGATCTTACTTCTAAAACTGAGAATACTTGGGATGATAAATTTGTGGAAAAATTGGCTCTTGGACAAAAAGTATTTGGAGCAGCTACTGGTTTCTTAGGAACTTTCTTGCCTGCTGTTGTAGACAATGCGAAAAAAGATATTCGTCAAACAGGTGAAGCATCACAAGAAATAGATGAAGCACCACATAGTGAAATAGACTAAATTTTTACACACGGGAGTAGCTCAGTTGGTAGAGTTTATTTTATTCTGATGCAGATGCAGAATAAATGTGGATGAGGTCGGAGGTTCGAGTCCTTCCTCCCGTACCAAACAGGAGAAGATTTTATGCCAGGAAAACATAAAGGTAAAAAAGGCGGTAAAGGCGGTAAAGGCGGCAAAAAATAATATTAACGTTCTTTGATTAATCATTGGCAAAAACTATTCTAGACAATGGTAAGTAGCAGTGGTAAGGGTCATGTGGGTAGTACCTCTACGCCTTATTTTCATTTAATCAAAGAACGTTAATATTGTTTATGAGTGATTTAGCTTATAGTTGGATAATTATCTAAATTTATATCGGTGCTCTGAAACGGTCTATCATTTAAACCATAGTTTTTTGAATTTGATAAATAGTCTGGAGATTCTATAAGAGATTTAAATAGATTTTCTGGTATTGCTATTGTTTTCGTATAATTTTTCATAATACTAGTAAGTAAAAATGTTTTAGTTTTATTATTAAATTTAAGTTGTATCTTTTGATCTTGATTCTTATCAACTAATTTAAACCCTTTTTTCTTAATAAATCGATACCAATTATTATAATAATCTACATTTAATCTCAATTCATCAGACATTTAAATAATCCTGTCTAAAATCAATTTGAACAATATCTCTAATTTCATCTGCTCTATAATTGTATGGAGAAAATCTAACTTTAGCATCTTTAAGTTTAAGAGCCTCTTCTCGTGTTGTACAAGCTTGTCCACCACCACCAGCTTCTGCGATAAGAGCATGGTTATACCAAAATGTTACATGAGATAATCTATCTCCAATTTTACCATAAAAAATCAAAAAGATGTTGTGAGAAAAAGCATAACTTCCTATAGTCTTTTTTAATTTAAACATTAGTTTTAAATTTTTCTCTTCATTATCAGAAAAAGTAATTTTTTTATCCGAAACAAAAGAAATTATTTTAGGTTCTAAATGTGTTTTCGGAGGATAACCAATTATACTTTGATTTGGTTCTAATAAATCTTTATAAATTCCAGCACAATTATTATCATAACCTTCATCCATAAGTCCCACATCTTGAAGACATCTCAATATAAGACCAGAACAATCCACCCCATACTTTTGAAAGTCTTCATCTTTCAAATCACCGCCATAAACATATGGCAATCCTATCTTAGCAGCAATAGATGCTTTAATAGCTTCAACATAAGGATTTATTCTAGGAGCGGGTATCTTTTTTACATACGCTTGAGTTGTTTTATGCTTAGGAATCTTCTCTAAATAAGAACGCTTTAAAATGCTAAATACTAATTTTAATATTACTTTAATCCACTTTTTCATTTTCAGTTTCCATTGATGCAAAATATTGTCTATACTCTAATAAAAGATCAGACGCTTCTAATATCCTATCATCATTACCAGCACCAATTTTAAGTGATATAATCTCTCTCAGTTTCTTAAAAATTGTCTCTAACTCAGAATCTTTTAAATTTAATTTACCAATTTCATTAAACTTTAATAATTTAGTTGCTGCTTCTGTAGCCTCTTTAAAATTACCCAGTATAACCATATCTATTAATCGTTCTTTAACTTTATTCATTTATTTTAACTCCTCTATTTGTTTAGTATAACTTTTAATTTTAGAATATTCATACTTATCTATCAGATAAAAATCTTTCTTTTTATTTTCAAAATCCTGTGAAGTATAGAATGAAGCTTTTGAATTTTTTCCAGTGGTTGAACATATTAAATAAAAATTTACATTATCTTTAATCTGACAAACTTTTATATCTAAAACAGGTGGCAATAAATTAATATTTATTTTCTTTCCACTATTACTACAATGTCTAAAAATACTAAGCGTAAGAAATAAAGTAGCAAGTAAACATAAACATATTTGCCAACCCTTCATTACTTTCTTCTTTGCTCTCTATTTTTATGCCTTTTTATAGCTTCCTCTGCTACTTTAAAATCTGCACCAGAATATAATTCCTGACCTAAAACTACTATAGATGTGATACAAGGCAAAATTTGTAACAAACCATTAAGTTCTATCTGGATTTGTTGATATGACATATTTGGATTGTCAATTATCGTACTCATAAATTGTTTAATCAAACCTAAAGCAAATCCCCTAATTTCTTGTAGCTTTTCAGGTACCTTTATGTCATTAGATTTAGCTTGAATATTTAAATCTTTTATTATTTCGTCTAATTTAATTTTATTTCTAGTTAATGAAGCTTGAATAGGCTGTAGCTGTGGCTGAATCTGTGCTTGTGGTTGTGCTTGTGGTTGTGCTTGTGGTTGTGCTTGTGGTTGTGCTTGTGGCTGTGCTTGTGGCTGTGCTTGTGGCTGTGCTTGTTGACTATTTAATTGATTTTGTATTGCTTCTTCTTGTGCAATTTGATTATCATGTTGATTCCGTGCCATTTCTTCATCAACTACTCCCGGATTGTTATTAGGCTTACGTCTTACATAAGTTCTTCCTTGAACATCATATGAGTATTTAGGCATCTGATCCATATTATCTCCTTTATAAAAATGAAATTTCTTTCTTATAATCTTTGACTATTTTTGTCAATTCTTCTTTATTTGTACTTCTATGAATTTGTACCTGAGTTCGAGCTAACTTAGTAGTTACTTCTTTATATTTTGAACTATTTTTATCAATTTTACTAGAAATATAATGAACAGCACCACCTGCTACAGTCTTAGCTAATGGTCCATAAGGTATAAAATTAACTGCTGCACCTAAAATATTAGGTACTAATTTTCTTCCTACCTTCTTTAAAAAATTTTCATTAGAATTAGATTTAATCGCTTCATCTACAGATTTATCCAAAATTTCTGAAGCCTTTTTACGATTAAACTTTTTAAAAATATTTCTTCCCATAATTTAATCAACTAACTTAAGCTTCTTCTTTTTTTCCTTTTTTTCCTTTTCTTTTTCTTTTTCTTTTTCTTTCAACATACTCTTTTTATCGTCTGTAATTTTACAGTTATTAAAATGTTTTACATCTGCTTTTAAAGAATCTATGAAATTTGCTCTATCAGTCGAAGAATACGCATTTACAAAATCTTCATACATTTGAATATGTCCATTGTGACTATTAATTATCGAACCTATTCCATCTTTAGCATCTACTAAAAAATACTCTTTAACTAACTTTTTATCTAAATGAAGTACTAATCCAGCAACATCAGAATAATAACCTAAACTTGCTGCTTCATTTATCATATCTAGCATTACTTCTTTTAAAAATCCAATATTATCAAGAATTTCTGTTTTTTTATCTTGAATATTCATTAATTATCTCCCATGATACGGACAAAATGGATTATCACACTTTGAATCATATTCCTTTGTATTTTCTATTATATTTTTTTTTATTTGTCCTATCAAATTTGATAATGATTTTAAAGAAGTATTAACTGTTGCAATAGCAAAACAATTTGGTTGAATAATCCTAGAATCTAATGTAAAATTTTCATGCCCAAACTTTTCTGCAAGTAACAATGCATAAGATAACAGTTGTAAATTACCAAGAGCTTTATATTGAAATCTATCACTAGACTTAAAATCAATAACATAAAGAGTAATTTCATTAAACTTATTTTTTTTAACAGCTACTATATCAGAAGTTCCTTCTAAACCCTCAACCAAACTGCTTTTCATATGAACTTCAGTATTAATAAAAGCAAATGCATGTTTCCAGTGATAAAGGTCCTTAACCTGATTAAACATAAATTGAGCTTGCTTTGATGCACTTCTTTCTGACACCGCTCCTTTCCACATATCTTCAACCTGTTTATGTAAGAAAGTGCCTCGATTAGCTAAATCAACCATGTGTTTAGGCTTTGATTTTGACTTTAACCAAAATGCCTTAGGACAACTATTCCAAATAGACATCGAACTTGGAGAAAATAAAGCATGCCCCGTCTTCATTTTATGTTCAGAATTTTTAGCTAAAAATAAACTATTACTTTTTACCACCAAATCTTCTCTCTAAAATTTCAGTTTGTGCCCTATAATTTTCCATTTCTTTATGAGCTTGACCATCAGCCATAATGGACGCTGCCCAAACTATCCACGCTATTCCTGCACTTAAAATTGTAAACACTTTCCAAAAATCATCGGGCAACGGATCTTCTAACAAATACACGAAAAAAAATAATGTAGTAATAATTCCTTGAAACATTCCATGAATTAAAAATACTTCACTCCACCTTATATACTTAAAACCAAATCTTTTTTCCTTTAAACCCATTTTTTCTTTTCCTTTTTCTTAAATAAAACTTTATGTGTAAAGTACGTGTTAACAAATTTAAAAAGTTCCTGCGTATACTCATCCTTAGTATAGCCTTTATCATAAAATGCATTACCTAAATTTACTATATCCTTTGCTCTTACAATCCAATAATCATCTTTAACTATTTCATGATTAATTTCTATCATTTGTTAATGCCACCTTGAACTTAATTCATATCTCCAAGCTAAAATCTCATGCTTAATTGACTTAGCCATACAAATACAACGGGAATCAGTACAACCTTTCATATCAAGCTCTGAAGCAATCACATTCAATATCGCAGTAAACAAATTTGTTAAAAACATATACTCTTTTTTTTCTAAAGCTTTTTTTATCTGGTCTTTATCTAACCAATCACTAAATCTTTTCTGATAATCAATATTATGAAAATGTTTAGCATCTTCAAACAGTTCCACCATTTTCTCATTATAAATTTTCTCAACAACATCCATGTCGTCTAAACCAATCATCGCCATTTTAGTTGTTCCTTTAAGTTTTGTTCAATCATAACATCTTTGCTGCTTGGCGGACTTAAATCACTCGGCTTAAGTGGCTTATCAATAGCTGTCATCATTTTAGTAACTATAATCACCAACAAAACACAAATACCCAAAACAACCATCATTTCAAAAAACTTTCTCATCTTATCCTCCTCAATAAATAACTTATTATTTTCCCTTGTTCCTTACTTTTTACTGCATCTTTACTTCTAGGAATATTACTTAATATCTCACTTTTAATGTGCTTTCTTCCCGTAAGAGTAGATGAATTAACTAACTCTAAACAACGTTCCTCATTACCACGAAAATACTCTGTGCAAGCTTTAATAACTAATTTTTTAAAATTATCATTAACCAATAACTCATCCTCCATACAATTTAAATCAATTCTGCGTTCTAGCTCATTAATTAATTTTTTATCTAATTCCATTTTAATCTCCTATAATACATTGAGTTGTATTAGTTGTGGTTGTGGTTGTGGTTGGCATTACACATGTTGGCACATCAGGTTTTAACAATTCTTTACCAACCTCTATTGCTGTCTCTATCCCTAATAACTTCAATAAAGGTATCCATATACCCGCATATCGCTTATCTTTAGGACCATACTTTTCTTCATGTACAATATTATGCTTAATAGTTTCATGTGTAAACATAGCACTAGCACTTAAAGTATAAACAAGAATAATATCATTAAACATAGAGTTAATAAGAAAATCTTTATATCCAGTATTAAAATAGCCCAACGCTAAACGCAAACCATCCTCAAAATCTTTACAGGGAACATAATCATTCTCACGCAAAACAATTTGTATTCCCACCAGCTGCTCTGCACTAAATTGATGTAATGCTGTAGCAAAAATATGTTTAGACGGAACACCAAAATATAAAGGTGCATTTTTTTTAATATATTTAGGAACTTTAATGACTAAATTATCGCAAGTATACAGTATGTTTTCTACAAGAGCATCCTTGTAAGTATCATCCTTAAATGCATGTTGAGATAATTGCACTGAATCTTTATCCAAATTAAAAATATAAGGAAACTGAGATAAAGGAACCTGTGCCTGTGCTTTCTGTGCATAAACAAAAACTAAAATAATTACACTAGTTATATAAAGAACTATAGCCATAATAGTTCTTTGCCAAGAATCACCTTTTTTATCATAAGCATTTACTATAAGAAAAATTACCCCCGTAATAAATGAAATAAAAACAAATGATAAAAGTATTGCTGATAACATAAAATGTATAAACCCTAAAATAAAATCTGGCATAATTAATCCTCCTATTGTACTTTACCCTTATTTCTTAATTCTAAAAATTTAGTTTTTAGTATAACTAAACTTTTTTCAGCTTCTAAAATCTCTAATCTTCTTTTTGATCTTTCATTAATCTCTGACTTGAAAGTATCATTAAGTTCCTTAAGTTTTTGGTTAAATTTTATTTCTACACTTCTATTATCAATCCTGTCTAATTTTAGGACCTCAATTTCATTCATAATATTGTCTAATGAAGTTTGAAGTCCTTGAAACTTTCTCTGAGTATCTACAACATGCCTAACTTTATCCCTAGTTTCTCTAACCACATCTCGAAGAATTTCAAACTTATCTTGATCCTCAAAAAATCCCTTCGAACATTTAACAGCTACCGTAAAAACAAATATGACCATAAGCAGCACAACCAACGATAGACTCGCTGCATTGATAAATTCTAACGACTTAAAAAATTCAAAATAATCCAAATTCATAATATCTCCTTATCTTTTACGCACTCCATTAGATTCAAGCATCTTCAACAACAAAGTACGGTTAAATTTTCTCGTATAATCATCGTCAACCACCACAGGAGCTAATTTTGTCCTAGGCGGTGTGTTAAAATAATATGATGGAAAATAAGTATAAGGAAAAAAGTAGCCAGAACGCAAAACCTCACGCTCAAAAGACCTAGGTCTAAAAGAACCATAGTCAAACATACAACAACCACACAAAACAAAAAACAATATATTTTTTACAATCATTATAACAACCTCATATTTATTAAAACATAATAAAAGCAGCCAATATCATACAAGAAAACTAAAAAAAAACCACAAAAAAACACGCAGCGTATAAAATATACAAAACAATAAAAATATGATAAGATCTCGTTAGAATTTGATAAAATTCTGTTCGAATTTTTTCTTTCTTTTTTTTTACTTTTTTTTTCTTTCTTTTTAACTACTATATAATTATATAGTTTCTACTGACTAATTATTAATACAGTTTAGTTAGTATCAGCAGTTACACTCTACTGAGATAACTCTTTTCAAAAAAAACAATAATTATCAAAATCTTGTCAACTACCAATAACTTAACAGGAATTACCTCAAATCCACCAATCTCAACAAATCAAAAAAAAAAAAGAATCTCGAAATTAATCCTTCTTAATTCCCTTATGATCCCTCAAAAAATCCTCAACATTCCAACGACTAACTAAACTATAAACAGTCGACGGGCTCCACTTATAACCCTTCCTAGTCAATACACCACACTTATTCAAATGCTCCGAAACCTCTGTAACACCCATATTAGTCTTACGAAACAACGGCTCAACATACACACGCAACGCATCAGCAAACTTCTTAGCCTCAACCTTCACAGAATGATTAGACTTCCAAGGCCGACCATAAACCTTCTTCTTCAACGCTGCATACACCACAGGATGCCTAGAACCTAAAAAAACACCACGCTTCTTTGCCTGAACCAAAGCAGCCTTCGTACGCTGCGATATTAACTCACGCTCATACTGGGCTATCGAAGCCAATAAATGAATTGTCAACTTGTTAGCATCAGGCATATCAGCACACACAAACTGAACACCAGACTTATCCAAAGTAGTAATAAAATGCAAATCACGACTCAAACGATCCAATTTAGCCACCAACAATTTACAACCAAGCTCCTGAACACGCTTAATTGCAACACTCAACTGAACCCTATCAACACACTTACCAGACTCAACCTCTGTATATTCCTCTACAATCTCACCACCAACACGCTTAATATAACTATACACAGAATCTCTCTGAGCATCCAAACCTAAACCACTAACACCTTGACGCTTAGTCGAAACACGATAATATACCACATAAGAATCCATCACATATCACCAAACATAACAATCAACGTACCTACAATTATTAACAAAACAATCATATGCTTGTCTCATTAATGTTTTTTATATTAAACGCATACGGACTTCTAACAGCCGTTTTCTTATCAACACCAGCCGATACCTTAACTAACTTTGCTGTGTTTATATGCTTAATATCTTTATTTACTCTAAATAAAACTTTTCTATTAGATACATATTCATTAAGATCCGGGTCATCCAAAGTACTCACATCAAAGTAATATTCCTGATAATCATTAACACCGTACTTTTGAATAACACCCTTTTTGTAATTTTTGTCGAACCATTTCACAACACCACGCAAGTATCCAAACTCTTTAAGCTCATCTTCAGTCTCAAGCGGACAACACCACTCACAATAGTTCAAATAATCATAAGTAGAATCTTCATCTATCGATGAATGATTTATTGCTTGATATGAATCTGGGACTTCATCAGTCATATACAAACTCGTACCACAACACGCACACTCTGTACTTAGCTCCCATAACTCTTTAGCATGTTTTAATACCTTATTATCTATCTTAAAATCAGGTTCATTAGCACAAGTAAATAAATATAGATCTTTAAAAAATTGATGGTTTAAATGGTGTAAACCAGCATTTTTTTTAAGATACTTTGCAAGTGCTAAACTAAAATTAAATAATCTCATTACTTATCTCCCATTATTTAAAAAACCATACCAAATTCATGGATTCGTTTTTTAACAGCTCCAGGCATTCTCGAAACAATGTGTGTGGGCAAAACGTCATGCTGCTTTCCTTTAAAAGAGTCTAAGGCTTTTTGAAAATTGTAAAGAGATATGCGTTCATTTTCTAAAGTGTCTAGAGCTAAATTTAATGCTTTTTGTACTTGAACATACGTTCTTGTGACTTTTATTTTTTTAGTCATTACTCACCTCCTTATGTTAAGATTTATCAATTTTTCGTATGAATCAGTTGTCATGTATTCATTCTCTAGATGAGTAATGCCTTCAACGATTCTATCATGTATAGTATTTGTAGTTACACTATTGCGTAAACTGTACATGTGTTTCGCTGCATCAGAATTATGCATGTGATTCTTTAACGTTTTGTTTTTTTGAGTAGAGTTAATAATGAAAGTATACAGCTTGTTAAAAATCGTTTCTCGATAATTGTCTAATTCAATTATTAACTTTTCGTTAATACCTTTGCTACTTGCGATAAAATCTTGTTTTGTCATAATACCCCCTCTTCATATTCACTTTTTATGAATTTGTTTTTTGATAATAACTCAACAAAATGGGCCTTCCCTTGACCGTGATCGTGACTGTTACCGTGATCATATATGTCCCTAAATTGCAAAGAATCCCAAAGCAATATGCTACTATACATTTTGTAAGGTATTTCACAATTTTGGCAGATAGTCCTAAAGCATCCTGTACATAACAACATATAGGCCCGTTGTAGCACTTCTCTGCGCTCATAGTCGTCATAACTGATTGTTCTATCAGGACAATAAGCAGAGTGTATCCATACTTGATATATAGGCTTAGTTTTGTTTTTGCAGCTCGAACATTTAACGTTAGATAACACTGGTTTTTTACCTAAATCGAACCATCGGTAAGTAGCGTTGTATAGTACAGTATATACGAGATTATTTCTGAAGAGCTCATACACTTTTGACTCTGTAGGATAGTTAGCTATCATCTTTTGATAGTCTGTATGATATTCACAATCTTTTAAACTTAATATTTTTTTACTCATCTTTTACCTTCCTTAATTTAATTGTATTAATTTATTTGTCATTACTTACCTTTATTTATTTTATTTTAAACAGTTTAGAGAGTACAAAAGATCTGTCGTGTAGTCGGACAAATCCCACACTTCATCGCTAATACCGTTTAGACTATTCCTTATGTGTAAGTTATTAACATTTATGTTATTGTCATCTTCATTAATTAATCTATCTATGTACTCATTCTTTGCTAGTATTTGGATATGTCTTAGACACCTTTTTATGTTAAATATATGTTGTAATGTTGTTTCTTTTGTCATAATTCACCTACCTTTTTTTGTAAAAAATCTTTTTTATTTGGGATTCGTATTGTGGATGCGTAAATGTAGTTCTTATTACTCTTTTGTTAATCGCCAAACAAAATTTATGTGCTTTGTGGCCACAATCAGCCGCAGCTTTCACGGTAGAGAAATGCAAAATCTCTCTAAAGATTAAAGCATACTTGTTAGTATTCCAAAAATAATATAAAAACTTATTCATACTTACTTACCTTCCTTAGTGATATTGTCTGCTATCTCTTCGACAACTGTCATCCCGTGTTTTTCGCAGTCTAGGTTGTGAATGTTATAACAACGTTCACACACTGGATGCCCACCGAAACCAAATTGATAATCTTGTCCAATAATAAAATAGTCCTTATGTTGCACACTATCGTTACATATGTAACATTCTTGACTCATAACTCACCTACCTTTAAATTGTAGCCTTGCTCTATACCGTATCGTGTATCTCTTAACAGTTTAGTTACAAAATCATAAACTGTTGATTCATCATTCATACTCACCATCCTTTTGTGCTGTTACTGTTATTAACTCATCTAGTGCATCTTCTATACTAGTTTCCCATATATCCATTTCTCACCATCCTTGCTTACTATCCTTGCTTACTGTTATTATTATGTATAACACACAATAATATGTAGTGCAACATATATATTAGTATTACATATATATTAGTATTATACTAT